TACAATCATGCAAATAATTAATAATCAGGCGATTAAAAAACGTTACTTGAATCACAAGGAAAAATGCTAATAGGTTCATTGATAACTTGTTAGCATTTTCTTTTTATGATAGTTGCACAACATTTGCACAACTCGCGAATAGGGAAAGAAAAAGCCGGGAAATAATTCCGGCTATATTGTTGTTTTAACCCCACCGCTGATTTTGGGAGTTGGGTCGTATTCTGCTTTTTGTCTTCGTTTCTCATCCTCGTCTTTGAGGTACTTGTTCCTTATCTCTTTGATGTCATTCGTCATTCCCCATACCTTGAAGAAGAGGATGATTTGCAGTACTCCGAATATTAGGAGTATGATGGTTAGAAAGTCAATCATAATCTTATGTGTCTAATTTGTTATTTTAGCCATTTTGCAACTCCACCATGATGTGAACATGTTCCTCTACGGCTTTTGCTAAAACTATATGTTCCATCTCTACATAAAGCTGTTGCTCCAGGAGGCGCGGAATTATAATAAGTTGGAGATTGTACTCGTTCTCCCTTTGAATTTGTATAATATTTAATAGATGTACTGTTATTGTATGTAGTAGTACATTCTATTTTTTCTTTTGAAAGGTATTTAGTCGAAACATATCCTATGTATCCATTATAGTTTACTGGAATCCATTTACATTCACAGTCTTCATCTATGGTAACTTGAGTGCCTTTAGGTATTTGAGTAATAATAGCAGAGGTCGTATTAGGAGCCTCTCTCAAATTTAGATTTACCATAACATATCTTATGGTATCTTGCTGAATGGAAAGTTGAGCATTTAACAAGCAAGAAAATAAAAAAGAAAAAAATAGTATTATTCCTCTTTTCATAATCTTAGATATTTAGTTTGTCCTTTAATTCATTGTTGATTTGGATTTTTCTAATAGCTTTTTAGCCTTTTCTAATCTTGTAATATATTCCATTACGTCATATTGGACGAAAGCCCATTTTCCGTCTTCATATCTAATGCTTTCATTGGTTTCAAGTGCTTGCATCACTTGATTGTATAATGATGAATCTTCTTCAATTATTCTTCCAGCTCTACGTTCATTTTCTTTCATAAATACACTTATGGCTATCTTAATAATTCTGATTTCATTATAATAATCTTTCTTTTTCCGATAAAGAATCATTAGTCTATCATATGGATGTGTTGCTGGAAGTTGTGGTATGATAGCTTTTTCATATACAGCTATAGCTTCATTTATCATACCTTCCTTTTCTAAATCTATGCCCAATTTAATTAATCTTGAATTTTCATCCTGTACTTCTTGTTGAGATATTTCTTCAAGTTCTTCTTCCTGTTTTTGTTTAAGTATCTCAAAACGAGATTTTTCCAAATGGTTTAGTCTATATTCGAGTTCACCTTCGTCTTTACATAAAACCTCTCTCGCTTTAATTCCACTTGTTTCTCCTACAATACCAGCACGTTCCAGTTGGTCCATAATACGCCCTGCTCTATTATAGCCTATAGCGAATTTACGTTGGATCAATGAAGTGGAACCTTGTTGGTGGATAACAACTAATCGAGCTGCATCTTCAAATAGTGGATCAAGTCTTGTCATGTCAACCTTTTCTACGGAGGAGGGGTACTCTATTTTTTCTTTCTTTTCCTCCGTTATAAATTCTTCTTCGTTTTTTACTGTATTTATAATAGTTTTGTTTATAGATATTCCCGTATCTTTGGTATTATTATCGTTGTCAACCTCATTATTTTTTTTAACTGTTCCCTTCTTTTCAACTGACGATAGATGAAATGCAAATCCTATTATAACAAGAAATATGGATATAGAAAAATGTACACCACAGATTGGCAATATGACTGCAAGGGCATAGCATATAAACGAGAAAAGACATCCAGTATAATTCTTAATTTCATATCCAGAATCTGCATTATTTGATTGCGTTCTATGATTGGACATATTATTGCCACGAACTTTTGTCCTTGAATATATTCCCGTTCCTGGTATTCCAGTGGTTACATAAGTGCCACGCTCCCCAAAGTTAACTTTTGCTCCACGTGGACCGACTGACCAACTTGTACCGGATTTGCTAATATTCATGTGTAGCCCAGGAAGTATCTTGATTCTTTTTCTAAAATATAGTGCCATGAGTATATATTTTATTTATTTCATGTATCTTGGTTGAATTTTCATAGCATTATCAATGAATTACATTTGCGTTCTTGCTAACTTCCCAACAACTTTATATAGGTAAAGAATATCGCTGTCTATATCAATTTCCATATCGGGATATTTTCTTTTCCCATCAGGATTGGTTGCATTGTTGTAAGAAGATAATATTGTTCTTTTCCGTTCGTAATCAATATGAATCATTTTAAGAAGCCTATCCTCTTTAGTTATAATCACATACGGCTGACCGTTGTCTATATTGTGCTTGTCTTTTATTTCACGAACAAATATAGTGTCTCCCGACATATACATATCGTACATAGAATCACCATATACTGTTATCCCATAACATCCGGCAAATTCGGGTATGTTGACGTATCCTATTATTTCATTTTCATCGCCATCAAACCCTATCCCTTGCCCTGCACATACACGTATGTCAAGTATCTTAATGTCTTTATCAGTAGTAGGAGTGCTGGTAATGGGGAAACCCTTACCCAACATATCGCCATTTCCCGTGTAAAACCATTCTTTGTTGAATGTAGAGTATTTACTGCAAATAGCTTCAATATAGATACCTGTATATGTGGTATCTCCTTTGAGGGCTTTCGATAAATTGTCTTTATCCTTGCCGACTAATTCCGCTACATCGCGTTGATTGGCTAAATCTTCTATAAAAACGATATAGTTTATCGCTTTTCTTATTCTCTTCCCAATCTCAGGATTGAATTCTTTTGGTTTTACCATTTTATTTGGTATATTTGTTCCGAAATCATGTTGCGGATGATTCCAACTAATTTGTTTAACTATTCCCGTAAGGGACTATATAGGCGACTTCCTCAAACCGCAACTTTGGGGTTGGTCGCTTTTGTTTTATTGATATGAATAATGAACTTGCAAAATTGATTCCTAATGACATCAGTAAAATAACAGTTATTACATTACTTGAGCTATTAATGAAATTTGGTACTCCTAAAGAGGATATTAGGATTGCGCTTTCAATAATTCAAGGAGTACATTCTGCATCCCAGCATAACGTTGATGCTTTTCTTCTTCGCTATAGCTCAGAAATTCATGTAGAAAATCTTCTATCTCCTCAACCTTAAGAGTGCCCTTCATGTCGTTTATGAGATGGCTTATTAGGTTTTTATTTTCATTATTTATCAAAGCCATAATAGTCTGCAAAATATATTCTCTTGCCAACATCTTGGCAAAGCCTCCATCGTCTTTATTTTCATGAAATGCTTTAAACATAAACTGTAAAGAGCTTATTAAATCTCCATGTTGTCGGGCAATGAGAATTGGAACAACTCTCATCATTTCCTTTTTTACATCAAATTGTGTTTCTAAACTCGACTTCTTTATTTTTCCTTCAAATTCAGCTCTAAACTTATCAATTTTTTGACTTGTACCTTTTATATCGATGAATGTGTATATATTCCATCCTATCAATACAGTAACCAATAATGACAATATTCCTACTATCACTCCTTGGTAATCAAATCCTAACTCGGGAGTCCTATATGCGGCTATGCAGGTCGCTATAATAGCAATTGTCATTGCCACAATACTCAATCCTAAAGCCCAATTTTCTTTCTTCATATTATAATAAGGTATAAGATGCTCTAATAGTTAAATGATGTTTATTATACCAATAAAAATGGTATACATTGTTTTTATACCAAATTTATTGGTATATTTGCATCATCAATCAATCACGTAGCAAAGATAAATTAAATGATTGACGATACAAATAGTATAAACATATTAAATCACACGATTATGAGCACGAAGAGTTTTTTACATGAAGTTATGAGCCTTGCATGGCAGTTCGTTCGCAAGAACGGTTTCACGATGTCAGAAGCATTAAAATGCGCTTGGGCTAACATGAAATTGAAATTGCAGATGAAAAGCAAGATTGTGAAATTCTACTTTCAAAAGGTGGACGGTTCTGTGAGAGAAGCCTACGGTACACTAAATGAAAAGTTGATGCCTGCCATTGCTGGTACTGACAACAGAAAGAAGAACGACACCGTTCAAACTTACTATGATACTGAACGCCAAGAGTTCAGATGCTTTAAGAAAGCTAACCTTTTAAAAATCGCCTGATATGAGACAGTTTAGAGTATGTGACAGTGTAGAAGCCTACGGGCTTGAAAAGGCTTTGGATAAGGCTTGTATAGACCTTGATAGAGTTGATAAGATGTCTGACACAGAGGCTTGTGCTTTCTGTAATACCGATACCAAAGAAGAGGCCTTAGAGGTTATTCAAGAAGAGATTGATTACATAGAGTTTCAACTTGATAGAATAGCAGTATGATAGAGGCATTGATAGTATTAGGCTGCTTGTATGCAAGTTATAGGCTTTTCAGAAAGCCGGGCGAGAAGTTCTTTTACGATGATTAATCACACGATTATATCACGCACGACAGCCCTATTGATAGCTAAAGACTGGCATCCGATAGCGAGAATCGGGTAGGGTACTATTGATTGGTTCTTTGATAAGTCTGTGAAAGCAATTACGGTGTAATTCATAAGCCGTTTTTGCCAACCAAAGATAACGAACGCACATAAGCAAGTTGGGGCTTGCGAGCTGTGCAATGTTTAACAATTAATAGATGTGTAACCATAGTCTTTGAGGTGTAAGTAATGACGGATTAGGCGACCGACACGCACATCGACAATATAGCCCTATTGACAGCTAAAGACTGGCATCCGATAGCGAGAATCGGGTAGGGTGCACAACCGCAGCAAAGATTAGTGCTACTACCGTACTAAAAGCCACGGGCAAAGCGAAGTGCGCACCGTTTCGCTTTATCCTTATACGGGCGGCATAAACTTAAAATTAAAAGAAGTTATGAAAATAATTCAATTCTCTTTATCCATACTAATAGCTATATGTGCTATTGGCATGTTTTATGGGGCTATCACGACATACAGTCCAATAAAAATCTTTTCAGTAACAATAATGAGTATCATTCTTATTGCGTGTTGCTTACTCGTTACAATAACTTTCAAAGAACTCAAATAATTAAATTACACAATTATGAAAAAGAAAAATTACAGTGTAATGGGACTGGTTCAAAAAGCTATCATAGACAGCATGAACTTCTCGAAAAGAGACGAAAGCCAAATATTTATTGAAATATCCCCTCATGTTGATGCTGTTCAATTCTATGCTTATCAAGGTAGATGGGATATTTCTAAAGAAAGAGTATTCGACTTCCATATCTATGCACGTGGTAATTTATCACCCACTGTAAAAGAGGCTAAAAAGGTGCTCAAACCTATTTACGACTTCATTAAAGAAAACTCAAAGAAGTAATATAACTTCAATGTGTTTTTTGTCGTGTTTATTATGTGTATCGGGTGTGCCGTCTGTGAAGATAGCGCACCTTTCTTATTGGGGCGTTCGGTGTAATGGTTAACACACCTCATTGGAGGAGACTGGCGGTTCGAGTCCGTCAACGCCCACCAATCATTCTAATATAACATTTATGGAAAAAGTAGAAAGTAAAGAGAAAATGAGAAACATGAAGAGAGGAGCCACGATAGAGCTGCCTATATCTTCACTTGAGACAATCCGCAACAACGTATCACTTCTAAATGCCAAGCATCTTCTTGAGGGTAAAAAATGGGCTTCAAAGTCTTATCCGAAAAAAGGTATTGTCGTTGTAAAAAGGGAGTCATAGTCATCTAACTCACACGATTATGGAACGGGTATTCACAGAACTCACCCCTGAATGCGAGATTACAGCACGGATGTATGCACAAGGGTATGAGAAAAAGGAAATCGCCAATTTTAAATGCCGGGCGGTTAGCACGATTAATAACCAATTGCAAAAGGCTTTTGAAATATTGCATGTACGGAATGGGAGAGAACTTGCAACAATGCTTTATGAACGGATAGCCGGTGTGAGGCTCACGATGGATTTTTCGCCTATAGTCCGTGTGTCCGTCACATGTTGCTTACTGTGTATATTTTCTTTGTCACTTTACCACGAACAAGGTGATATGAGGAGGTTACGAAGATTTAGAATTGAACATATAGAAAGGGTAAGAGAATGAACATGGAGGATATTTTAAATAGTGGTGCCAATGTTACTTTGACAATAAAGTCCACTGATTTGAAAGAGTTCGCAGAACATCTTGTAAAAAAGACTGTGAGAAGTATTAGAGACTCTTTCATCAGACCGGAAGAGGACTACTTGACCATTAAAGAGGCAAGTCAGATTCTACATACCGATAAGTCAACCTTATGGAGATGGCATAAAATTGGATATTTGTGCAGGTTGGAAATAGGAGGTAAGAGATTGTACCGAAAAAGTGATGTAGATGCTATTCTACAGAAAGAGAATAATTAACCCTTTAAATTTTACGATTATGAGTCTTATAAAAAAATCAAATGAATTAGTAATCCCTACCACAGTGAAAATGATGATTTACGGCCAGGCTGGTATGGGAAAATCAACAGTGGCATTGAGTGCACCGAAACCGTTATTATTGGATTTCGATAATGGCGTTAAGCGTATGAATATGGCACATTTGGAAAACATAGACACAGTACAGGTCACTTCTTGGAGTGATGTTCAACAGGTCTTGCAGGAGGATTTGTCTGCTTATCAGACCATTGTAGTTGATACCATTGGTAAGATGATGGATTTCATCATTACTTATAAATGTGGCAGCCGCCAACCGTCTATCAGGGATTGGAGCGGTATCAATGCGGAGTTTTCATGGATGACACGAACACTTTCGGGGCTTAACAAGCACATCATTTTCGTTGCCCATCGCGACACAAGAAAAGAAGGTGATGATACGGTGTTTATCCCTGCCTTGCGTGAAAAATCCTACAACTCTATCGTTACTGAACTGGATTTGCTCGGTTATCTTGAAATGAAAAGCGAAAGAGGCGTCCAAAGACGTACCATCACTTTTGACCCAACTTCAAGAAATGACGGTAAGAATACATGCAATCTTCCTTCAGTGATGGAAGTTCCTACCATCCTTGACAAGAATGGTAATCCAACCGCAAAGAACGACTTTATCACCGCCAAGATAATCAATTCGTATTTGGGTATGCTTGCTGCCAAGAAGGAAGCGCAGGAAAAGTATGACAAGGTGATAGAAGAAATAAAAGAAAGCATTGAATTTATCACCGATGCCAACTCCGCTAATGAGTTCGCTTCACATATCAATGAGTTTGAACACGTTGGTAGTTCTTTGATGATGGCGAGAAGTTTGTTTGCTGCAAAGGTAAAAGCTTTGGGACTGGTATTCAATAAGGAAACTAAAATCTACTCAGATGCAGCCTAACTATCGTATATATGCAACATTATTGGATTCTTACTTCAATTACCTTAATAGCGATGTCATATATGAGCGTTATTATGGGTGGAGTGAGAATCCGCCATGTACGGAAGAAGAGTTTCGGCAGAAGCAGCTTCAAGAACTGATAGACCGGATTAACCGCAGGCCATTCGACAGCGAAGCGGCAGACAAGGGAACAGCCTTTAATGAGGTTATTGACTGTATGGTTGAAAATCGGAAATCCGAAACTGTGCAGGTTGAAAAGGTATATAAGGTAATACGCGAAGGAGCTTGTGATGAAACAGGTAAACCTTTGTATTACGATGAGGTTCAGACCAACGAGGTTATAGGTTTGAAAGCTACCTATAATAATCGTGTTTTTACTTTCCCAATCTCACTTTGCCGAGAGTTCGCCGGTTACTTCAAAGGAGCATTAACCCAACAAAGAGTAGAAGCGATTCTTCCAACCGCATACGGCAATATTTGGGTTTATGGGGTAATTGACGAGCTGATGCCGGCCAGCGTCCACGACATCAAAACAACCGGTAGTTATACCGTGGGAAAGTTCAAAGATCACCACCAGCATTTAGTATATCCATACGCTTTAATGCAGAACGGCTCAGATGTGAGGACTTTCGAGTACAACATCGTAGAGTTCAACAAAGGCGGTTATGTGGTAGATACCTATACAGAAACATACGTTTTCAACCCCGAACGTGATATACCTATCCTCACTAACCATTGTGAGGAATTTATCCGGTTCCTGGAGGAAAACAGGGAATTAATTACCGATCGTAAAATATTTGGAGGAGAAAACTAATGGCAAACCAAATCACGGGACGGATAATCGAAATTGGACAAACCGTTCAAATACCATCCAAAAGCGGTGGTTCCTCATTTATAAAACGGGAGTTTATTTTAGATGCTACCACTTACGACCCTTATACGGGAGAGCGTAGCGAGTATGAGAACATTATTCCCTTAGAGTTTTCGGGTGACAAGTGTACAGAACTTGACCGCTTTAATCAGGGTGATGTTGTTACTGTATCATTTGTCTTACAAGGGCGTTCTTGGACGAATCAAGACGGAGAATTCAAACGTATGGCATCTATCCGGTGCTACAAAATAGATGCGCGTGGCGGTGTATCGCAATCCCCACAAACAACATCGGTACAACAGCCAGCGCCACAGTCGACCTATCAGCAACAGCCGCAGAACTTTCCGCCTCCGGTTGATGCTAATGGCAATGTAAAGGACGATTTACCTTTTTAGCGTATGCTGTTCGACTTGAAGAATGATATGGAAGAGATTTGGAAAACAGTAAAAGGTTATAATGGATATTATCAAGTTTCTAATACAGGTAAAGTTCGGAATCCTAATAAGGTGCTTACTCCAAATGTTGGAGTAAAGAACGGATATGTTTATGTTACTTTGAGAAAAGATAAAAGACTGTTACATCGAATTGTTGCAGAAACTTTTATCCCCAATCCATTTAATAAACCAGAGGTAGACCACATTAATGGAATTAGAACGGATAATAATGTTTGTAATTTAAGGTGGGTAACTCGCACGGAAAACAATAATAATCCTATTACTAAAAGCCGTTTTAGTAAATCTGCTAAAGGTAAAGTTATCAATGCAGAAACTAAAAAACGAATGTCAATGAGCCGAAAAGGGGAAAAACATCCAATGTATAATAAAAAGCATTCAAGTTTTTCTAAAAGAAAGATGTCTATAACTCATTCAATTCCAGTTGTGCAATTTGGATTACAAATGAATTATATAGCTGAATTTGAAAGTGCAAAAGTGGCTTCTCTTGAAACACAAGTTGCTGCATCAAGTATCAATGCTTGTACGCTCGGCAAAAGGAAAACGGCTGGTGGCTATATTTGGAAAAAGAAAAATGATATTTAATTTATCAAATCATTATGAAATACCCAAGTTCAAGGAGTATGTAAACAAGCTGTTTAGTGAACGTGCGGTGGTGGAAGTGAAAAAGAAACTACCTAACCGCACGCTTGCCCAAAACAGCTACTTGCATCTTCTTTTAGGGTATTTCGGTAGTGAGTACGGTTGCAGTCTCGACGAAGCAAAAATTGATTTTTATAAGAGGACTTGCAACCGTGATTTGTTTGAACGTAAGACGGTCAACAAGAAAGGCAATGAAGTAACCTATTTGCGCAGTTCTGCCGAACTGACAACAGGTGAAATGACCCTGAGTATTGACCGTTTCCGTAATTGGAGTGCATCAGTGGCAGGTATCTATCTGCCGGCTGCAAATGAACATCAAATGCTGATATACGCCCAGCAGGAAATACAAAGAAATCAAGAATTTATTTAGTTATGATAGAAACAAGAAAAACAGAAATCCGGTATGTGACATCTGACCCGAAGAAGATGCTCAACATGTACCTTGCAAAACGTGTCCTCAAAACATGGGAGGAATCTTTCATTGATGAAGATACAGGTGAAACAGTAACCATCGAACGGAATGAAATTCTTTTCGACCGTGGCACGCTGATAGACCAAGACACTTTGGCGAAAGTTCGTTTCAGTATGGAAGCTGACGGAATTAAGGAAGTGGAAGTCAGCAACCAGAACCGCTTGGCGTTCGAGAATGAAAACAAATTCTTATATCCCTATCTTGCACAGGCACAAATAGGGGACAAGAAACATAAGTTTCTGCTGTATGCCACCGGATTGGAGAATTCTTGTAGTATCTTGAAAGATTACATCGAACTAAACTATATGTTCGGATTCACCTTGACAATGGTCAAGGAGTTCGATTCTTGCGTGATTCTTACTGACAATTTGAAAGAACGCAAGGTAGATGATGCCACCCTCGAAGAATTAAAAGATACATTCCTTTTAAACGATTCTGTAACGGAAGAAGATGAAGAAGAGGGAGATTCCAAGCCCAATGAAAAGAAATTCTATCAGATTGAGACGAAAATCACATTCACGGAAGGGGAGAATGAAGACGAAAGAGTCCAAACCTTTGTCGTGAACACCTTCAACGTTGACAGAGCGATGATGCTTATTACCCACTATCTCAAAAACAAAGAGGAAGAATGTGAGAAACAAGCCAAAGAAAAGGGACATGAGTTCAAAAAGAGAGAAATTCACACGGCTATTGAATCAGCCAAACCTATTCCGGTCGGGCGGTTTATTCCGAAAGAGTTTTCAATGGCTTATATGGAATAACTTTGTTAACCTGCCTGCCATATCTTTATAGATAGAGCAGGCAAACACGGGTAAGTGTTGGGCAAAGAGATCAGTTGGGAATCTCGCTTATCTACTTGAGTTTAAATCTATATTCCCCGCCACAATAGAACGTTGGTATTGGTAAATCCAATATAGGGAACTCTATATTGGATTTGCCTTTGATAATGGTAAATTTATCCCATTCATTTTTTCCTGCATAAACAATGTATTTTCCATCATTTGTCCTTATTATATTATTGGGATCAACAACATTCATTGTTCCTTCATTTATACTATATGATATACAATGGCGATATAAGTTAGATCTTTCAGAGGCTTGCGCTACTAACCAATCATTGAATAACGCAGATTTGTTAGGCCTCATATACGTCCCAAGCAATCGCTTACTGTTACCTTGGAAATATAATTCTTTATTGGTTATACAATAAATAAATCCTATTAGTTTACCCTTATGTGTATTACAACAAAATCCTGTGTGAACACAGTGAGCGAGCCTGTCATAGTTTTCAATAGAAATATGACACGCTGTGTTTATAACAGATAGTATTTCTATTTTGTTTCGAGAATATAACTTTCTTAGAATTTCATCAAGTTCCATAATCTAATTTATTGGTTTAGGACAAAGATATAAAAATATAATTTCATGTTGTTTAGATACAAAAAGAAATCAAAGCAAAACAAGCCTTTACCCTTGTTTGATAAAGCAGGGATAACAGTAAAGAAGAAGCCGGATTTGAAAGCTAAGCTCGACAAGGAGTTTTCCCTTTTTATCCGGCTTCGTGATGCAATGCCAAACGGGTATTTTAGATGTATCTCGTGCGGACAGATAAAGCCGTTTACACAAGCAGACTGCGGGCACTATTTCAGTCGTACACATTTGGCAACACGGTTTGATGAGAATAATTGCCATGCCGAATGCCGGCACTGCAACAGGTTCAAAGCCGACCATTTGGAAGGCTATCGGGTGAATCTAATTGCTAAAATCGGTCAACAGAAGTTTGATTTGCTGAAAGTCAAAGTTGCCAGCACTTCCAAAATGACTGATTTTGAGTACGAACAGCTAATCAAGTATTACAAAGCACTTAATAAGAAGTTACGAAAGGAGAAAGGGTTATGAATGATTTGGAAGCAGGAACATTTGTTATGATGGTCAAGAATGATGATGGTTCATTCTCTCCGGTTGGATTAAGTAAGGAACAGGCTTATATAATCCGGACATTTCTTTCCAAACTTAGTGAGGTTTCCCCTTTTATCATTAAATCAGAAGATAGATATGTACAAACTACGTGATTACCAACAGAAAGCCTCTGATGCTGCCGTTTCTTTCTTCAATAACAAGGCGAAGAAAACAAATGCCATTATGGTGTTACCGACCGGAAGCGGAAAGAGCCTTATCATAGCGGATATAGCCGCAAGGCTTGACGGTCATACCTTGGTGTTCCAGCCCTCGAAGGAAATACTCGAACAGAATTTCAAGAAACTCTGTTCATACGGTATTCTTGATTGCAGCATCTATTCTGCATCCTTTAACTCAAAAGAAATAAGCCGGATAACATTCGCCACCATCGGCAGTGTGAAGAATCATCCCGAACTGTTCACCCACTTCAAGAACATCATCGTGGACGAATGCCACCTTGTTAACCCTAAAGAGGGTATGTACAAAGATTTTTTTGATGCGGTGAAGTGTAAGGTTCTTGGACTGACAGCTACACCGTATCGTTTAAGTTCCAGCCGTGACTTTGGTTCTATGCTGAAATTTATCACCCGGACAAAGCCTCATGTCTTTTCAGAGGTCATTTATCATGTACAGGTATCAACCCTATTGGATATGGGCTATTTGGCGAAGTTGAATTACTATCCAATGAATCCTTTGGGATGGAACGAACTTAACTTGAAAGTAAATACTACTGGTGCCGACTATACAGATAGGTCAGTTCAAAGAGAATATGAACGGATAGACTTTTACGGCTATCTCGTTCATATTGTCCAAAGACTGATGAATCCCAAAGCCGGAGGAAAACGGAAAGGTATTTTAGTCTTTACCCGTTTTCTGAAAGAAGCGGAGCGGCTTACCTGGTCTATACCCGGAGCCGCAATCGTTTCGGGTGACACCCCAAAAGGTGAGCGCGAAAGGATACTTGAAGCATTCAAAGCTGGTGAGATTTCGGTAGTAGCCAATGTGGGTGTACTTACGACTGGCTTTGACTATCCGGAACTTGACACCGTTGTTATGGCACGTCCTACAATGTCACTTGCCATGTGGTATCAGATAGTCGGTCGTGCCATCCGCCCGCATCCTTCCAAAGAATGTGGATGGATAGTTGACCTCTGTGGTAACATCAACCGCTTCGGTGAGGTAGCAAACCTGCGCTTACACGACAGTGGTAACGGTAAATGGGCGGTCTATTCTAATGGCAGACAATTAACCAACGTGAGATTCTAAAACTATGGACGAAGGATTTTTGAGGCTAAGCCGCAGGTTTTTCTCGAATGAAATGTGGAATGAAGCCCGTACTTTTAGCAGTTGCGAAGCGTGGTTAGACTTAATTCAGTCTGCACGATTTGAGGCAACGCCCCGAAAGGAGAGTATCGGAGGTCGAGAAATCTCTTATTCAAGAGGTCAATATCCTGCATCCATAAGATTTCTGTCACAGCGTTGGAAATGGTCTGAAAAGAAGGTGCGTTCCTTTCTTGTGCATCTTAGAAAGAAAGGTATGATAACTGTTGAGTGCAATCAAGGAATGAACCTTATAACCTTATGTAAATATGAAGAATATAATCCAATGGGCACAACCAAGGGCACAAGTAAGGACACAGGTATTGAAAAGGAAATCAATGAATTAAGACACGAATGGGCACAACTAAGGGCACAACTTGGGGCACAGCCCATGAACAACAATCTACCGCAATCCGAACTTTTACAAAAATCAGGGCACACAGAGGGCACAAATACAAAGAAAGAAGAAAGAGAGTATATAGATATATCTCTACATCAAAAGAAAGAAAATACTCCTGACGGAGTATCAAAGAAAGCCAAGCTTTCTTCGCCCTCCCCCTCTGAAAAGATTGATTACAGCGGATTGATGGAATACTATAATACCACATTCAAAGACAGACTCCAGCAGATAAGATCAATGACTGATGTGAGAAAAAAGGCTGTAAAAGCCCGGATAGCCCAATATGGGAAAGAGTCAGTGAGGAGTGTTTTCAATCTCATTCTTCAATCCCCGTTCTTACTTGGAGCTAATGACCGCAATTGGAAATGCGACTTTGATTGGATTTTCAAACAAGCAAACTTTACTAAAATATTGGAAGGAAACTATAATGGGACAAGACTTAGTAAAAATCAGCAGGATAGCGAGCAGCGAAAACGTGATTCAGTTCTTGCAGTCGCTACAACCGTCAGAGAAGCTGCCGCAAAAAAAAGAAAAGAACTTGAAGCAGAGGGCGTTATTGAATAAATATCCTGACCCAGCACAATTCATTCTTGATTACAATCCCGATTTGCAGTTCAAAATTGTCAGATGCAAGGCGACCCTCTCTGATTTAGCCATGAATTCCTCCATACCTACATTAGGGCTATTGGCTTCGACTTATGGAGATGAAACCCCTTTGGAATGGTTGAAAATCCAATTCGGCACACTTAATGACTTTGCAGAGGTATCTACCAAGATTGCCAGGGAGCAGCTTAATGAGTTGGCAGAGATATTTATTTCTGAGTATTATTACCTTAATGCGGCTGAGATATGCTTTTTTATTGCACGGTTTAAGTCTGGTAAATATGGACGGTTCTATGGTGCTATAGACCCGATGAAGATTACAAGTGCCATGCTTGACTATATCAGGGAACGCCGTATCGACATCGAACGCTATGAGCGTGAGCAATACCGGATACAACGCCAAAAGGAGATAGAAGAACGTGGCAACAACAGAATTTCCTATGCCGAGTATCTTGAACGTGAAAGGAAGCTTGTGGAAAGCGGAGATGCAGAAGCCATGAAACGAGCGGCAAATCGTGTATGTAGCATCAGTTTACGTAAGTAATGGCAAAAAAAAAAGATATACCACCTGCACCCGTCCGTTGCCGCCAATGCTCATACTCCAGAGATTTCGTAGACAACTCTTGTCTATGCAAGGCCAAGGACCATAGGGTGTGCGCATGTGACCGCTACGGGAGAATATGCGAATGTTTTAGCAAAAGTAAAAGATGAAAGACATAGAATTATACAGAGATAGCTTTCAGAATTTTCGTAGCTATCAACTTCCTAAAGCGCAATTGATTATAGCAGATGTACCTTACAATTTAGGTAAAAACGCCTATGCAAGTAATCCTGCATGGTACAAAGATGGTGACAACAAGAACGGAGAAAGTGAATTAGCCGGGAAAAAGTTTTTCAATTCGGAAAACGAATTTCGCCCAGCCGAGTTTATGCACTTTTGCAGCGATATGCTGATAAAAGAGCCGAAGAGACCTGGTCAATCCCCTTGCATGATAATATTCTGCGAATACGAACAACAGTTCATGTTCATAGAACTTGGTCGGAAGTACGGACTAATGAAATACATTCCGTTGGTATTCCGTAAAGACTTCTCCGCACAAGTCTTAAAAGCCAATATGAAAATAGTCGGTAATTGTGAATACGGTCTTCTTTTATACCGTGACAAACTTCCAAAGTTTAATAATGACGGGAGGATGATATTCAATTGTTTTGATTGGGTAAGAGATAATGATACACCCAAAGTACATAGTACCCAAAAGCCAGTTCCATTACTTAGAAGATTGATAGAGATATTTACCGACAAAGGAGATGTTGTAATTGACCCAGTTGCCGGAAGCGGCAGTACATTGCTTGCCGCTGCGCAATGCGGAAGAAAAGCATACGGTTTTGAAATAGATCGTAATTTCTACAATAATGCGAACAAGTATGTTTTATCAAGGATACAAAAAACTTTATTTTAATGGACGTAGGACTTGAAAAGAAAATAGAATTATTGGAGTGGCAGCGTGACAACGCACTGCCACTCCGATGCCCGTTGGTGGCAAAGAAGTACCAGCGAATGATTGATGAACTTGCAAGAAAAAACAGAAACAATGAAACCAAAGAAAGATTTGATTAAAGCTGCCGAGGCTGATGGCAGCATAGACAGATTGACCAGCCTCCTTTCAGCCGCACACATACTGAACTGTGAAGCCAACATGCTGGTGGAGGAAGCGGCAGACCTGATGAACGCCAAAGGGTTACTACTCGGAAATTTGAAAAGGATTCATAACAGCTTTGTCAAGAGCGCCGACATGTACTTCCTGGAATTCTCCTCACTCGTAGAGACAGAGAACTCGAAGATGGATATGTTCAGGGACATGGACGACTTCGACGCCAAGTTCCGCGAGTGGGCAAAATTACCGTCTGATTGGAAACCTAAAGAATCAGAAGAATGAGTGAAAGATTAACACACGGTTCTCTATTTAGTGGCATTGGCGGTCCAGAAATAGCTGCCGAGATAATGGGCTGGAAAAACGTGTTCCATTGCGAGATAAATCCGTTCGGGAGAAAAATACTTGATTATTGGTTTCCAAACAGCAAAAGTTATGAAGACATCACGAAAACAGATTTCAGAGAATGGAGAGGAAAAATCAATGTCCTCACCGGAGGTTTTCCCTGCCAGCCCTTCTCTTGTGCCGGACAGCGAAAGGGAGCGGAAGATGACCGCTATCTCTGGCCGGAAATGCTACGAGCGATACGGGAGATTCAGCCCGATTGGGTTGTTGGTGAAAACGTTGCTGGAATCCTCACGATGGTACAGCCAGGCAGTGAAACTCCGTTGGGAAGCGAAGAAACTCTATTCGGAGAAGATAACAGAAAAAGAACATTGCATCGGCAGGAATATGTCGTCGAAACAGTGTGTAACGACCTTGAACGTGAAGGATATTCCGTCCAACCGGTTGTTATTCCGGCTTGTGCCGTCGGAGCACCGCACAGAAGAGACCGCGTCTTCTTTATTGCCCACCGTGCAGACGCAGGGTCTGAAGGTATGCAACGAGAATGGGAAAACAACATTCTATCCGGTAGGACTGCTCCCGACACCGATGGCGAGCGATGCAACAACCGGAGCGATAATTGGAAAGAACGACCAATTTGTTACGACCAGAAACGGTACTCCGAGGAAAATCAATCAGAATGGACAGAACGGAAGCGTAGGACTTGCGAGAATGGTTCGGCTGCTTCCGACTCCCAATGCCCTGGAAGCGGACAAATATACAAAGAAGTACAATCCGAACAGCCAAATGGGCACAGCTTTGACAACAATGGCAATAAACGGAATGTTGCCTACTCCAGCAGCGAGGGATTATCAACCCTCCGTTTCCCCACAAGCATTGAAAAGAAAAAACGGGAAAATGAGGACGGATGCTCTGTGCAACCTGCCGGTAATGTTAGGAGAACATCATTTGCAGAACGGTGGGAAAACTTCCCAACTCAATCCCCAGTTTGTAGCCGAGATGATGGGATTTTCACCGGATTGGACGGTATTGCCTTTTCAAAGTGGCGGCAGGAATCGATAAAGGCATACGGCAATGCGATTGTCCCACAAGTAATGTATGAGATATTCCTGGCAATAGAATCTATAGAAAAAGGCAAATAGTATGAACATTCACCAGACAGTTCCCCGTTCGGATTGCACCTCCTTCGCCAAGTGCGGCAAGCACTCACTTGCATATTGCAGGAGGTACGGTGCGTCCGAATGCGGACCATGTGAGATTGTGAGGAGGAAACCCCGTAACCGGGTGGTGGTTGACGGAGTGGAGCGTAAACTGTGCACCCGTTGCGGTAGAGCACTTCCGTTATCCAGGTTCTTCGATAGGACAGCCCGTCGTAACGGTAAGGAATACCATCTGAAAGCGTCATGGTGCAAGATGTGTATGGCAGAGGTACAGAGCGAGCGGAATAGAAAAAGGAAAATGAATTGAGATTAACATGTGCAAAAAGAAGCCATTTCTGCACATGAAGTATTAACACGAGCGGAAACCGGTGGTTTTTGCTCATAACAAGAAAGAATGAATAAAAAAGAACAACAATCAATCGACTTTTTACGTAGTATGGAACGTGAAGAGCCGTTATCTCTTGGATTTTCCGGTGGTAAAGATAGTGTAGTCATACTTGACCTTGCCGAACGCGCAGGTATTAAATATAATGCCATCTATGCTAATACCACAATGGACCCACCGGGAACAATTAGTTTTATAAAGAAGAACTATCCGCAAGTTCATATTATGCACCCAGAAAAGTCGTTTTTTCAGTTAGTAGAAGAAAAGGGATTCCCTTCTCGTTTACGTAGGTTCTGTTGTGAACAATTAAAGGAAAGATACGGTATTGGGAAAAGAAACATTGAAGGTATGAGGGCTTCAGAAAGTCGTAACCGAGAAAATTACGAACCTGAACAATGTGATACTCGCAAGTGGATGAAAGGGGCAAAACATATTCTTCCGATTCTTACATGGTTGGAAGAGGACGTCTGGAGCTATATCCGGAAATATGGATTGCCATATTCAAAGTATTATGATGCTCCATATAGTTTAAACCGTCATGGTTGTGTAGGTTGTCCGCTTTGTAGTTACAAGCAGATGCAACTGGAGTTCAAGATGTTTCCTGGGTATGCTCGTAGAATAATAGTCGCTATTGAAAAGTATATGAACACTCACCTTAATGGATTTCTTGCTCGTAATTTCACAGATGGCTATGAGGCATTTTACTATTATATCAATGAAATTCCTATTGCGGATTTTCACGAGCAAAAGAGAGGCTTATTCGGCTTTAATGCAAAAGAAGTTATTGAAAGGGAAATACTAAATCAAAAAGGAAATGAAACGAAGAATAAGAAAAAAGATGCTGAAATACCCATATAGATACAAGTTGCATCAGTATTTGAAGTATGCCCACCAATGGTGTTGCGCTTTGGCGTATAAAGGGGATATATACACCTTGAAAGATGATGGTAGAATTGTAAAGGAGAACAATTGTTTATGAAACGCCTAATTGATGCTATAATAAAGAAATGGTTCTGCTGCCATGAGTGGAAATTCTTATTTGAAAGGAAAGTAGAAGTTGTTGATGATTGGGGCGATAGCAGTTGGTACACCGTACGTCACTACTTCTGCAAGAAGTGTGGTAAATACAAGAAAATTAAAAGTCATTGATTATGAAACAGACCTTAGAAGAAGCAGCAATAAAACATCAGAATGGTTTTTCAACTTGTGAAGATGCATCTGTTCTTGGTGCATTTTCTAACGGAATGCACCATCAAAGTTATAAGTCGTTTATCGCTGGTGCAGATTGGCAGGCAAAGCAATCTCCGTGGATAAGCGTAAAGGAGCGACCGCCAAAACATAATATTGAAGTTATTATATGCCATGAACGCGAATTTTATATAGGTAAAATGTATCATTCAATGCAATCAAATTGGTGGAGGGTAAGCGATGATGAAAGAACCGATATAATAGTTAGCGAAGATGATTCTTGGATGCCTATTCCCTCATTCGATGAGACATTCTAAGCCAACAAGGATGTACTGGAACGGATTAAGGAGAAAGGAGATTGAATAATGTCAAGAGGGGATAAGCACACTTTAATGCTTGTCCCCTCTTTTATATTTCAGTGTTTAGATCTTATTCCAATCAATCGTCGTCGTCGTCATCATCGTCATCGTAATGCCGATAGTGCTTCTTGTGGTGTCTCTTCGGCTTTTTGTATTTATGTTTCTTATGGTGAAATTTGTCATGGCGTTCACAGTATGAATTATAATATTCATACCAGCAGTCACTATGGTGATGGACTCTGTCATAGAAAGGGGTATAATACACACTTCCCGGATTTATGCCGATTTCCACAAGGATACGGTTCCATCCGTAACGTTGATACCGGTTGTAATAATCACAGACGTCACGCATTTTTTTCCCGGAAGTCCTGGCTATTTCAAGTGCAATTCCTACATTCCCCCAGTCCTTCCCACAGCGTCTGTAGTAATCGTCCAAGGAACGGTTTGAAATATTGTATTCCAGACATAGGCGCTTTCTGTAATCAGAAAGTTCCACGGCTGCGTAGCGGTTGGCTCTGCCAATAAAGATGGAAATGCCATCCTGGGCAGGCAAGGTGCAGGCCAATAGGAGAAAAAGCAGTAGTAAATTAATCTTTTTCATAATGTTTTTAAATTAGGTGGATCTTTACTGTATAAAATTGGGACGGCCTTTTTTACAACTCTTATTCCAGTTTTTCTTTTGCTTTTTCAATTTCATCCCCGGCTTCATCCAGGGCTTTCCTCACATTATCTGCTCCCTCCTCAATCTGTTCTTGTGCTTCTTCGAGTGCGTCTTCAACAGATTCCTTTACATTTTCTACACGATCCTTAACCTTGTCTTTTGCTTTTTTCTCTCTGCATGATGTAAAGCCAAGTGCAATTGTGCATGCCAATATGGCAAATAAAAACTTTTTCATATTCTTACATTTAGTGATATTGTTTGATTAGTTAAAATTCAAATGTAGAAATAAATATTGTCTTTAGCAAATGGTGGAAACATTTTTAAAGATAATGTAGGAGTAAAATATCTTATTTATTGGTACAATATGTAATGAAAGTCTTCCAAATAATCGGATAAATTGGAGACAACTTGCTTTTGAGATGTAGCCTGTAATATGTACAAAAAAGGCTATCCTCCCGGACAGCCAATCTTTTTGTTAACCTTAATCTAATACTATGAAAAACACATTGCAAAGGTAAGGTTTTGTGGGAGTTATGCAAATTATGAGCCTTTGTTCAGCCATCTTATAACATGGTTTAGCAAGTGGATATATATGTTAACCATTAACGTAATAGATTTATAAAATTAACAAATAGCCAATGAATAGAAATGAAACAGTTTGGACTGATGCGAAATGTGCAGCCCTTCGAGTTGAGTTCCTTACCAATCGTGAGGAACTCTTTTTGTATGCAAAAGCCATCTATTCCGCTATGATATGGGGTAGGGAGGTGAACGAGCAAAATCAGATTATTCAGGAAAAGAATAACTCTGTAAAATAAAAAAAGGAGAACCAAGCGCACGACCACTCAATCCTCCCTCACACGATTATGATGCAAATATACTATTTACTTTTAAAATAATCGTGTTATGGAGCTGGATTTTAATAAAATCATTCGTCTTAAAAAGATTCGTATCGAGAAATCAGAACTTTCAGAGGAAGAAAATGCCTTGACCGCCCCGATTTTGAAAGACAAAAGCCTTATCCATGAAATCTACAAAATATTCATTGAGTTACTGAATGAGAGAGGATGCCCACCGAATATTGACAGTGTTACCCAGCGGAAAAAATTTATCTTCATCATCTTGTATCTGTTTTCTCCAAGCTCGCTTGCCGGTGGAAAAATGACAGCAGGGTTACGACCTGAATTAGCAAGGGTTCTTGGTGTTCAATCAGAATGTACCATTTCCGACAACTGTGCGGATGTCGTGTTTTTGTATCAGAACTATGGGGATTTCAGTGGGGATATAGAGTATCTTTACACCGAAATCGTAAATCGGTTAAGAATCAAAGGGCTAATCAATTAATGAGCCGGAGTTTAGTGCTCCGGCTTTTCTGTTCTCAAATGGTCAACAACACTTTGCAACCTATCTGCATCTTTAGGATTGAAAATAAATTCGTCAAAATCTCCATATGCACTTCGATGACCAAATATGTACTTAACAGCATGGATAATTCGTTTGAGTACATTTCTTTCGGGTTTTAAGTGTACGTTGCAATATACTTCCTTTTCATCCTCAAAATATGACATCACAATCTGATGTTCGATGCTGTTGCATTCACAAATAAAGAGTTCTTTTTTATCCATGGTTGTTTATAACATAGTTGCAACTTGCTTTTCTACGGCTGATTTAATAAAAGCGTTTATTGATATTCCAGCCTGTTGGGCGAGAATGGCAATTTTGCTATGTACCTCTGGGGAAATTCGTATGTTCAGGGAACCAGAATAACTTTTACGCGGTGTAATTCCGGCTTCCTTACAATATGCTATATAATCATCCACAGCTCCTTTAAAATCCTCTTTCAATTCAGATACAGTTTCACCTTCATACGAAATCATTGTATCTTTTGGCAAATCAAGGACTTTTCCAAATAGGCAATTATCTTCATCGCTTATCTCAATACTTCCTATGTAACCTTTGTAAGTCAATGTTTTCATATTAATTTATTTTTAGTCAGAAATTCAAATACTTGTTTCATTACATACCCTTTTACGATACTTCCTGGATGTGGCTTATGCGCAGTGTACGAGCTTTCCCCTTTTGCGAAAATGACACGTGACCCACTTGTTTTTCCTTTGTTATCTATCTTATATCCGAAAATGGAGAACAAGCGTACAAGCTCATCCCAATTAAAATCTTTTGGCTGGCTTTTAAAGCGTTCTATCAACTTCTCTTTTGTACCCATAATTTAATGGTTTATGCAAATGTAACTATTTTACAGTTGCAGAACAAGTGATTTACTGTTTTTCTTCAATCTCAGCCACAATTTTCTTTAGCTCCTCTATCGTATCGGCTTTGTAGAAGTTTTCTTTATACTGGATAAGGGCGGTGAGTTCACTATCTTCTCCTTTACAAGTGGAAGAGTTATTTGTTTCGTCTCGGAAGAAGTCAACTATATTGCAATCAATGGCGTCGGCTATCTCTTTCAACTTTTTGTAGGTGGGATTTCCTTGTAAGGTAAGAGTAAGAGTTACTCTATTTACACCCATCTTTTTTGCTACATCCTGAATGGTGTAGCCCTTTTCTTTAATGATGCTTTTTATATCCATTTCAAATGTATATTATAATAAACGGAACAAATATAATATGATAAAATCAATAATGCAATAAAAGTAGCTGTTTATTGCATCAAGAAGATTGATTTATTAATAAATATGTAATTGTATACCCTTACAATTGTGTTTTTGCTAATGTTTATTAAACAGCTACATTTTTATCTTTATTCTATTTGAAGTGTAATTATAAACCCATACATTTGCATCATCAAACAAGAAGTAATAACAATTAAAAGATATACGATTATGGCAGCATCAGTAATTAAACAAAGAACAATAGAGAAGTTCATCATGTCAGAGTTTGTACAAGGCAATTTGAACACAAAAGAACAAGTAAGCTGTATGCTCATTTTGATTCAAAAGAAGCTGGGTATGTCAGTAGAGCAAGCAAGCGACTTTATGAGAAACGCAATTGGTATTAACGCTTAAATATACGATCATGACAACAAAGAACATCATCAAAGAAGTAAGTTACAAAGGTCACACAATAACAATGTTTGAAGATGGCTTTCATCAAGAATTTGCAATCATAGACAATGATGAATCAAAGCTGTATGATAGCATTGCAGATGCAAAGAGAGTTATTAGAGGCGAACAACCTTATTACGAAATAAACTAAGTTTAACCAGCAGGGCGAAAGCCCTGCAAAATATATACGATTATGAAAGAGTATGATAAAGCAATAGTTAGTTGTAAACGAATAGCACGTAACCCATGTGGGCCAGACGAATACGAAGTGACAATTAAGCCTCATGGCGAACCCGAACAAGTGATATATACACTTGCTGGTCCTTTTGAAAGCGATGAAGCAATTTGTGACAGAATTTATCGTCAGTGGTTGAAAGAACAAATATAATAATCCGGTAGCCTTCTGACTACCACAATATACACGATTATGAAAGCGGATTTAATTTTAATGATTAGCCCCGAAGCCCCACTGATGAAACAACTGGGCAAAGTATTGGGTAAGTTATGTAGTATGTGCGATTTTACCACCATAGAGAGGGGTGAAAAGTACATCACCATACAGCATGATGAAACTGGGCTTGTAGTGGCTTATACGAGTGAAGAAAGATTGAAAGCGAAACTTTAAATATAAATGATTATGAACTCAATAAACGAAAACGGTTGCAGCGTATGCCAGCCCGGTAAAGAGAATTACACTACCTACACAACGAAGTTAGGCAGAAAGAGAATGAGAATGTATCAGTATGACTACCGTACTGAAAGCGGTGAGTTGTTTTCTTGTTGTGCACCTACCTTAGAGCAGTGCAGAGAAAGACGGGACAAATGGCTTAGTTCACAACAATAACCTGATTGTTGTGTATAACGATTGAAGATATTTCGTTATCTTTGGTTGTGGTAGTACCTTTGGGGTACTATCGCGGGGTGTAGCAGTGGTAGCTTTTCACTTTGACTTGGTGAAGGTCGGTTGTTCGATTCAGCCCCCCGCAACTATTGAGTATTAATTAAAAAAATGACACGATTATGAATGCATTAACATTACAGATTAAAAAAGATAGTTTTCAATCTATCTTAAAAGGTGAACAAGACATAGAACATAGATATGTTTACCCCTCAAATGTTACAAGATATGTATATTTTGAACACGATGGCAAAAGATACAAACGGCAAGAAGATATACCAAATGATGATAAGGATGTGGATGTAGTACCAATAAAGTATGACGCTTTGGTTCTTATAAATGGCAGACGAAAAGATGCGCCACGTCTTACGGTGGAGGTTAAGAGTGCTGAATTTATCATTTTTACAGATGAAGATGGTAACGACCAAGTATTTGAAGAAAACGGCAAAGAATATCTTGTTTGCCAAGTATGGTATCATTTGGGTAAGATACTTAGTACAGATAATGTTTGATTGTTTAATTTTAAAATTTATTAGCTGAGTCGGTAGTACAAGGAGAAGAATTAACAGAACAATGGGACCGCGCCGTAATATGAACGGTGCAGGGGCTGGTGGTAGATTGGTTGCCAGACGTGGCGGTGAAGCTGGTACAACGCAGTTAGGAAATAGAGACCAAAGACGGTATGACTTACGTGTTGCCTTTGGGGTTCGTGGAGCAAATGGTACAAATGGTTAGCCTATGAACAAGTATGCCCTTACAATGCAGATAATACGCAGTGTTCGTGATAAAACGGACACTGCTGTGTTGTTTTATTCAGCCGGTGGTAAAGACGGTATAGCTTTATTGGATATGCTTGCAGGTGTATTTGATAAGGTTATATGCTATTATATGTACCTCATACCAAATTTAGACCATGTGCAGCCTTATATCAAATGGGCAGAAAATCATTACAAAAATGTAGAAGTACGCAAAATTAGACATTTTCAGCGTGACTATTACGATTTCTGGGGCTTTTTTCGTGAACCAGATAGTTCTATAAAGCCGAGAAAGATTGGTGAAATAGAACAATTTGTAAGAGAAGAGACAGGCGTCATGTACGGATTCAGCGGAATGAAAGGCGTAGATGGCTATATGAAACGGATGCGTTTAAAGAAGTTTGCTAAAACCGGCTATGTAACAGATAAAGGCATGGTTTATCCTCTTGCATTGTGGACAAACAAAGAAGTGCTTCAATATATTAGGCAAAGTGGATTGATACAACCTTTTATCTATGATGCAAACGCTATAAGTCAAGGATTTACTATTGATTTAAATACGATGCTATTAATGCGTAGTAAATATCCCAATGATTATAAACGCATTTTGAAAGAGTTCCCATATTCCGAAAAATTAATATTCGATTATGAAAGAGAACAAAATAACTCAACCGGAAAGTAGAGAAATACAGCGGAGTGATATAAACTTCGCTAACTACAATCCTCGCAAAATAACACAAGAAGCAAGAAAGAACCTGAAAGCAAACCTAAAGCGTGTAGGGTTGCTTGGTGGTATTGTATGGAATGAGGTTACTGGCAACCTTGTTTCTGGTCATCAACGTATTTCAGTGATAGATGAAGTAAATAAATACAATCCGGACACGAGAACTAATGATTATTTGATTCGTGTTGAAGTAGTTCACATGGACGAAAAAACTGAAAAAGAGCAGAATATCTTTATGAATAACAGAAGCGTACAAGGCGATTTTGATTCAGATATGTTAAAAGATATGCTTGATGGAATTGATTATAGCCTTGCCGGACTGAATGACTTCGATTTGAATATGCTTGGAATTGGTGACTTGGACTTTTCTATTAACGATGATATTTGGAGAAAGGAAGATATATTGGACGATTCGTTATCAGCCATAGATGAAGCTACTAAAGAAGGTAAAGAGAATAAAGACATTAACCGTTCCAATAATTTTTATGAGGATTCAAAAGAAAATCAAATTGTACGTCACAATGAAGTGCAAAAGATAAAAGACAGAATTAGCAACCAAAATAGCTTTGAAAAGGATAACGGAATGTTAAGCTATGTCGTGCTGTCTTTTAATAGCCCAACAGAAAGGGCTAATTTCATGAAGATGTTCGGTTATGGATTTGAAGAACGATACATTGATGGAAAAGAATTTATGGATAGAATAGAATTTGGGGTAGAATAATGGCGAACGAACAGAATTTAACGCAGAAAGGCAAACGCATTAGCACAGAGAGAGCGCAGGAACTCGCAAGACTTTCGGCTGAATCGAGAAGACAGAAAAAGGAACTTGTGAAAACCGCAAGAGAGTTTGCCATTGCTGCGTTGAATGCTGAAACTACAGATGATAAAGGTCGGAAATACATTGTAAAGGATGCCATGATAAAAAAACTCATAGCGAAAGCTGTGGGTGATGCAGATTTGAACGCTATAAGGTATTTATTAGAACTTATCGGTGAATCTCCTGCTGATGAAAACCAAAAGATTGCAAATGCTGATATTCCAACAGACATAGAGCACGGCATCAACATTGATTCCTGGATTAAAGACAAGCTGAAATGATAGTACCTCAAGAAATTTACCATCCATTATATGAGGATAAGGAAAAATTTATAATTCTTATCACCGGTGGGCGTGGTAGCGGAAAGTCTTTCAATGCTTCTACCTTTATTGAGCGGTTGACTTTTGAAATGACTCCCGTAGAGAAGATAGTTCATCAGATTCTTTACACTCGTTACACGATGGTTTCTGCCGGTATGTCTATCATCCCCGAAATGATGGAGAAGATAGATTTGGACGGTACCACGAAATATTTCAAGACCACAAAGACGGACATAGTCAATAAGATGACTAAGAGCCGTATCATGTTCCGGGGTATCAAGACTTCTTCCGGGAACCAGACAGCAAAACTGAAATCCATTCAAGGCATTACGACTTTCGTCTGCGATGAAGCGGAAGAGTGGACAAACGAAGATGAGTTCGACAAGATAATGCTCTCCATTCGCAAGAAGGGTATTCAGAACCGGATTATCATCATTATGAACCCGTGCGATTCCAATCACTTCATCTACAAAAAATACATTGAGAAAACTCACAAGCTGGTAGAGATTGATGGTGTGCAGGTTCAGATTTCCACTCATCCGAATGTGCTCCACATTCATACGACTTACTTTGATAATTTGGAGAATCTTTCACCGGAGTTCCTGAAAGAGGTAGATGACATGAAGGTGAGTAATCCTGAAAAGTATGCTCATGTGGTTATCGGCCGGTGGGCTGACGTTGCAGAAGGTGCCGTATTCAAGAAATGGGGCATTGTTGACGAGTTCCCGGCTTGGGCAAAGAAAATTGCTTTCGGGCAAGACTTCGGTTATACGCATGACCCGTCTGCTTCCATTCGTTGTGGTATCGTTGATAACGCCCTTTACTTGGATGAAGTGGATTACCGTACTGGATTGCTTTCTTCTGACATCATCAAGACTCTTCGCCCGTGGGGATTGAAAGTCATTGCCGACAGCGCAGACCCACGTTTGATTCAAGAGATACACAACGGAGGAATCAAGATATATGCCGTAGAGAAAGGTGCAGGCTCTATCAATGCCGGAATTGACAAAATGAAAGATATGGAGATTTATATAACCAAACGCTCGTACAACTTGCAAAGCGAGTTCAGAAAGTATGTTTGGGCAAAGGATAAGGACGGGAACTATATCAACGAACCGGAAGACCATGATAATCACGGAATAGATGCTGTACGTTACTATGTATTGGGTGAGCTTCTTGGTAAGATTCAGAAGCCGAAAGATTTAACAGGAATATTCACGCATTAAAAATATAAACTATGCCATTGAATTTAGAAGAAATATTAGCACTCCCTGACATCGGGCAGAAGATAAACTACCTGAAGAAAGGTAGAAAAACTGAACTTCCCGACTGTTGTAAACTTTGGGACGATTGGAATCCGGAACGCCATGAAATTATGGTTGACAAAAAGAAGTATCCGGACAGAAAGGTTCTTGAAAAAGAAGCTGAGAAACACTTCGATGAAAAAACTGGTAAGACTTATGAAATCGAAGCAAAGTATAAGACTGAACCGGTGAACCGTATCTCCATTCCATTGGAACAGGATATAGTGAACATTCAAACTGCTTTCACAGTCGGCACAGAACCGTCTATGGATTGCACTCCGACTGATGATGATGAAAAGAAGCTGCTGGATGCGGTAAAGGCTGTATTCAAGTCTAATAAAATCAAATATCAGAACAAGAAGGTTGTCCGTGCCTGGCTCTCCGAACAAGAAGCGGCAGAATATTGGTATGTTACCGATGATGATTCGTTTTGGGCGAAGTTCTGGAAAAAAGTAAAGACTACATTCGGAGGCAAGGTAAAACCTACCAAGAAGCTGAAAAGCGTATTATGGTCTCCGTTCCGTGGGGATAAGCTTTATCCGTTCTTCAATGATGAAGGTAAGATGATTGCTTTCTCACGTGAGTACAAGAAGAAGCTCATGGATGATTCGGAGATAACTTGCTTTATGACTATCACGGACAAAATGGTTTATCAATGGGATTTGTCTAAAGGGTATGAAGAAAGAACGCCTTTTGCTCATGGCTTCGGAAAGTTACCAGTTCTCTATGCTTATCGTCCTGAACCTTATTGCAAGAAGATAAAGACTTTTCGGGTTCGGTTGGAGAAACTATTATCCAATTATGCTGATTGTATAGACTACCATTTCTTCCCACTATTGAAGCTAATTGGTGACGTGGAGGGTTTCATGGGTAAGGTTAAGGATAGAATGGTCAAACTTACAGGTGAAGGTGCGGATGCCCAGTATCTGACGTGGAACCAAGTTCCGGATACGGTACGTTTTGAAGCAGAAACACTCACCAATATGGCTTATGATATGTCAAACACTCCAAGAATATCCTTTGAGACGTTGAAGGGGGTAGGCAAAGCATCAGGAACCGCTTTCCGCTTTATGTTCATGGGTGCACATATGGCGGTAGAAAATCACGGTGAGGTTATCGGTGAGTTCTTGCAGCGGAGAGTAAATTTCATTGTTTCCGCTTTAGGCTCTATCAATCCAACCGAGTTTAGCAAGGCATCGCAAACCATTGACATAGAAACAGAACTGGTTCCATATATGATTGATGATTTGAATGATAAGGTGACTACTGCCGTTTCCGCTGTCAGTGGTGGCATCTGGTCAACGCGTGAGGGAATCATGTTTGCCGGGAATGCTGATAGGGTAGAAGAGGAACTTGCAGAAATCAAAGAGGAACAAGCGGAAAAGAATAACAATGCAGTGTCTCCTAACTCCAAAGGATAATTCATTACTTCATGTTCTTATCGTACTATTGAGCGGAGCTAATTTAGTTCCGCTTTTTTATTGATAAATTCTATATTATAGAATATATTCTCTGGAAAAATTTTATAATTCAAAATTAATTCATATTTTTGCATCAAACAAAAGAGGTATGAGGATTGTATCACATAAGAAATTGAAAGAGTTCTACGAGACGAAAGGCTATGAAGATTCACGCATAGCCTTAGAACGTTGGTATGATATAGCGGAAAAAGCTGAATGGAAGAACCTATCAGACATTAAAGTGGATTTTCTTTCTGCTGACTATGTAGGCAACCAACACTACGTTTTCAATATCAGAGGCAACAACTATCGGTTGGTTGTCGTTGTTAAGTTTACAATTGGGTACGTCTTCATTCGCTGGGTTGGTACTCATAAAGATTACGATAAGATAGATTGTTCAACCATTTAAGAGATAGAAGTATGAATAAAGTAACGAAAGAACAGTATGAATTTGCTTTGGCGAGAGTGGAGGAACTTCTGCCATTGGTTGATGACAATACGCCTTCAAATGATAAGAATGCGGTGGAGCTTACAGTTATGTCCGATATTGTGATAGCATACGAAAAAGAACATTATCCGATAGAAAAACCGACTGTTGCGGAATTGATAGAGCTATCTCTTGAAGAGAAAGGGATGAGTCAAAAGCAACTTGCTGGTGAGATTGGAATAAGTCCATCGCGTGTGAATGACTATATTTCTGGACGTTCGGAACCGACCCTCAAAATTGCGAGGTTGCTATGTCGAGTTTTGAATATTCCTCCTGCTGCAATGTTGGGTTTCTGATTAGTTCATAAGAAGAATATTTAGGCGTGATTCCATTCGGTTTCACGCCTTTTTTATATCATTTTACAACAACCGCTTCATTGTTGTGTATCACCTATCTGATAATTTTTCACCTTCTTTATAAATAACGAAATTTACCGTAGAAATTTATAAATCAAATTCATACGGTATGACAATCTTAGAACAAATCTTGGCAGGGCTACAACAGAAATTCGCTGGGGTGGACACTGCTATCTTAACCCGAATCGCTACTAAAAAGGCAGAGGGTGTAACGGACGAGACAAAGGTAAACTCCATTGTTGAGGGTATCAGTTTTTCGGACGTGCTTAACTCCTATGGTGATTTCCGTGCCGGGGATGCTTCCAAGACCGCAGTTTCCAACTACGAGAAGAGGCATAACCTTAAAGACGGTAAGCCAATCGAGACTACCACAACCACCAAAACGGAAGAGAATAAAGACGATGTGCCTGCATGGGCGCAAGCTTTAATTGACTCCAACAAGAACCTTTCTGATAAGCTAACACAGTTTGAAACGGAAAAGGCTCAAGCAACACGTAGCCAGCAGATTTTGGCAAAGGCAAAAGAGTATGGTATTCCCGAAAACTACGCCAAACGATGCGCCATTAAGGACGATGAGGACTTGGACGCATACTTCAAGGACTTGAAGCAGGAGTTCGCAAATGACGGCTTCAAAGGCGTAACCCCTCCCGAATCAGCGGAAGAGAAGATTGAGAAAGAATCTGAATCTATCGCTAAAATGATTGATGAGGGTACGAAAACTATTGTTGAACAAAACAAGAATTAATTATGTCAGCAGGATTTAAGTATGACTTGGTTCCACCCGTTGAGCAAGAGGAACGCTACGATGTCCAGACCGGCATTCGTAGACGTGGTCCGTTCAAACTTGATACGCAGAACCTGGTAGTGGGAAGTTTTCTTCCCGGATTTACACCGATTTGTGCGGACTTGAAAAACAAATTCGCTTATGCGGTAATCAATGTGAGAGTTGCGGAAGCCTATACCACTGGTGGAGAGGCTTTGTCTATCAAAGTAGCTAAGAACTCTTTGGCTTATGTGGGTATGTTTGTCGGAAACGGCAAGAAAGGTGCAGAAGTAACGGCAATTGATAAGTCTAATGCCAACTACGATGTATTGACTATCAAGGCTGCTTTTGGTGAGAATATCGCCAAAGATGCCGTATTATTCAATGCGGTTGCAGTTGATGGTTTAAAGCAAAAGCATGTGGCTAATTCGGCTCTGTTTAACCGTACAAAGGTTGAGGACGGAATCACATTGGTTTCATTGCTTCGTACAGCCGCAGAAATTGAACCCTCAAAATTGGTTATGCCGTTCTCCGAGAACGATAAAGCCAACATGAAGGGATGGTTTGAATTTAACGAGTAAGGAGGTAGGATATGTTTTTAACGATTCAAACATTATTCGATGATGCGAACATTGTTTCCGCTATCATCAGACGTGTGAACCAGACACGCACGGACACAATCTATTGGCAGCAGTATCTTACTTTCCGCAGAGTGACTACTCGTGTGTTCAAAGACTATATCGGTTCTGTAACTGGAGTTATGGCCGGGTCCATCAATTCGCGTTTTGGAGAGAAACCCATCCGTGAACGTCGGAACATCGGTTCCGGATATGGTGAGATTGCCTATTTGGGTGATGCTTATCAGATGTCTATTGACCGTCTTTCTGAATTGCAGGATTTGATTGACAAGTTCAATGCCGCTAAGCCAGCCGACCAAAAGGCTGCAATGGAAGAGATTGTAAACTTCCTGGCAGACGACTACCGTCAGATTACCCTTGCCGCCCACAAGCGTATGGATATTATTGTCGGTGCGCTGTTGATGCTTGGTGAAGCCACCGTTTACAACAAAGACGCTGCAATCACTTCCGGTCAGACCAATAATAAACTGCTGGAGATTACCCTTCCGTTCAATTTTATCAAGCCGAAAAGTGGAGATGTGGTTGTGGACGGAAAGAATATGTTTATCTCTTATTTGAGAGAGAAACTTCATTCCTTGGCACCGGACTATGGCGTTTATGCCAAGATGGTTATGACTCGTGCATCTTTCAACAAGCTTATTCTTGGTTCATCTGAATTTGGTGAGCAGTACAAGATGATTCTCGGCAGCAACGAAATGAAGTTGAGTACGGGATTGGTTTCCTCTTCTTTGGCTTCCGAAGTGTTCACCGGCATCGGTTTGCCGCGTATTGAAATCAAGGAGGACTACGTGAAAGACCAGACGGGAAAGAATGTACAGATTTACGCGGATAACCGTATTACTCTGTTACCTTCTGACAACATTGGTTATATGCGCCATCATACCCCGTATGAAGCGACAGATCCAGTACAAGGACGTACTTATATCCCGTCAGAGGGGCAGATGCTTATCTCCAACTACCGTGACAAAAACGGTCGCTACATGGAATATACGGCAGAGTGGATTCCGCAGATTTCCAATCCAGATTTGATAACCAATTTCGATTTGAGCGAAATTGCATCCATCCAATCAGCATAAGGGGGTAGGATATGAAAGTAAAGGTTATATCAGTTTTCCGCGACAAGTTCACCGGAAAGTATTATACTCCCGGTGAAGTGATTGAAGTCGGTGAGGAAGCCCGTGTGCTGGATATGGAAAGCCGCAGACTTGCTGAACGGATTGAGGCAAAAAATACCGAAGTGAAAGCCCCTGAAGAAAAGAAGGAGGTGAAAATCTCCCTCTTTGAAAAGGAGTTTGAGAAGAAGGCTTTGATTGATGCTTTGAAGTCTATCGGTACGCAGGCTTCCGGCAATATGAAAGAGGAAACTCTTTTGGCTAAGGTTGCAGAACTGGATGAAGAATCAACAGCCAAACTGAAAGAAGCATTAGGGATTGAGGCATGACAGTAAATGACTACATACAGCAAAGGTTTCAGACCTTCGACATCCAGTTGTCAGAGGCTGACCTTTTCGATATGTGTCTGAACGCGAATATAAGCGGAGAGGATGAGATGAACGAGGATTGCCACGGTCGTGTCTCTGTGGCGATTGCGAAGTTCATCCCCTCTCTATTGCTTCGTGCCACTTCAATCAGTGAAAGCGGTTTCTCGATGTCTTGGAACATTCAAGGTATCAAGGACTACTATTCATTCCTGTGCAAGAAGTACGGCTTGAAAGACGAACTGAGTAACAAACCTAAAGTGACTTTCTTATGATATTCGCTCCCCACATATTGCAGGTAAAGGTTATCACCCCGATGGAAAAGGATGAGTTCGGAAGACCTATTCCCGGTACCGGTGGTGAGAGCTGGCGGGAGGTATGCAAATGCCGTTGTGATGATGTAAGTGCGGAAAAGAAAGTATCTATCAATGGTGCTTTGTATGATTTCAAGTACAAGGTAGTCTTTGACAAGCCGTCAAAGGTTGAAGCAGGTGCAGAGGTTCGTTGTTTGAATGCCGATGGAAGCATAAGAGGTGAAGGAGTTGCTAAAAGTCCTTTGGAAACAAACTATTTTTCCTACAGAGTAATATGGTTGGAATAGATGCAGACTTTTCGGATGTTGACCAGTTCTTTGAGGACGGAACAAGCGAAGTCGTTGCTGGCATGAAAGAAGAGGGAGAGGCATTTGTTGAAGATGCAAAAGCTACCGGAAACTATCAAGACCACACAAAACATTTGAGAGAATCGAATGATTATGAGGTTAATGAAGATGGCTTAATTCTGAAAAACGAAGCTGATTATGCTTCATTCGTGGAATCCAAAGGATTTGAAGTTGCAGGAAGTGCAGCATTAAGAACGCTTGAACGATGTAAAAGAAGATTTGAACGATGATAGTAACCACCGACATAGGAAATATTCTCTATCGGGATTGCAAGGCTTTCGGGATAGGTATAGTGCCAGCAGGGGAAACGCTGACGGGTGAATTGAAGTCCGAAAGGATTGTCATCCACACGAAGAAACAACAGCCGGGAAAGTATTGGAAGAAATCTTTCGCAGAAGTGAATCTATGTGTACCCAATTTAAGCGAGAATGAAGCGAACACAATCCGGCTTAACGAACTTGAAAGAAAGGCTGGCAAGCTGCTTGATGATGTAGTAAGCACCTATGACGGTACAACCTATCGTTACTCTATCGAATCAATTGGCACGGAAGCGGATACAGCTTTGAAATGCCATTACGTGAATGTGAGAATTTTATTTGAAGTAATAAATGTAAAATTATAGGATTATGATTTCAGCAGTAGGAATAAAAAGAATCTTGTTTGCCGACATTGATAAGGTAACGGCAGACATTACCCCCGAAATCGCAAAGACTTTGATTCAAGCCGCTATCAAAGCGAAAGATGAGGTTTTGAATGTACACGGGGAAACGTGGCAGATTGAGGAAACGGAAGCCTCCGTCACTGGGTACAAGAACCAATTAACGGGAAAGAATTACCGTTACGATGATGTGCCGGGAGAAGTATCACCCACTTTCTCTATCGGACAATATGACTGGAAGACAAAGAAAGCGTTCATGGGTGGCGATGTTATTCAGGCAACATCTAAAGATGTAGGTTGGAAGCGTGCTTTGGATAAAGTGGTCATTAACAAAACATTGTTCTGTCTGACCGATGATGATGTCTGGTTCATCTTCCCAAAATGCCGTATTGTTTCCCGTGAAGCCAATACGGATAAGGCAATTGCAATCGCTGTAAAAGGCTTGGTACAGGAACCGGGAATTGAAGGCGTTTCTTCTGAGTATAACTACGAAGAGGGGCAGATTAAAGCTTTGCAGGCATGAACTACAGTAACCATTGTACCTACTCCTTCCGATGCGACCGTAAAGCTGGACGGTGCAACGGTCAAGTCAAAGCAGGTGAATGCTGGGGCTACCGTTCACTATGAAGTGTCGAAAGTGGGGTACGTCACTCAGTCAGGAGATATTAAAACCACTCCTTCTGAAGTTGATACCACTCTTAAAAAAGAGATAACATTGGTAAAAGCACAAGAGTGATAACCGGGGGATGGATATATACCATTCCCCCTTTTAGTTTAAGAATATGAATCAAGCAGCAAAAACGGTTTCTGATGCTTTGTTAGGGCTGGATTTCAAGAATGTGGAGATAGGAGGGATGGTTTATACCATTAAACCTCCTACAATTAAAATTATCTGTCGTGCCATTCATCATTTTTCCGATATCGCCCTGAGAGGAGATAATATCATGGAGGCTATTAAAGAGCTTCCTGAAGCTACTGAAGATATGCTGAAAGGTATTTCATGCTTCATCTGCGGGAATGATAGTTTGGTCAAAGAATTGGAGAACGGCACTTTTGAAGAAGTCAAAGATGCCTTGGAAGTCTGTTTCTCTATGATGGATATATCGGCTTTTCAGTGTGTCAGCTCGATGAGGAACGTGTCGATGCTGGCAGCAAGACCGAAACAGTAGGAAACACAACGTTCTTCGGGCAGATAGCCCATTTGATTGATACGCTTCATCTGGGTTATACAGAAGTGTTTGAGATTATCCCTTATAGGAATCTGTTGATGATGCAACGGGATAAACTTCATAGTGTCAGTGGTCAAAAGGTGAATAGAATCAGTGGTAAGGAATTGGCTAATCGTAGGAAAAAGAAATAGATATGGCGAAATTATATTGTTTAACTTTTAAATTTTAAAGCTGAGTCAGGAAAAGGACTAAATCAGGTTGGGATATTGCCCGACAAGCTGCAAGAATTGCAGAGAGACGTTATGGGAGTAATGCAAGTAATCCTAATAATCTTGTGAATCGGATTACAGGGCGGTACTTGGGAAATTTCAACAAGAATGGAACGAGTTGGAATAAGCAGGTTTCTCGTAAGACTTATATGGGAAATGCTAATGGGTAAAGTAAAGTTAAAGCCGGAGGAATCCGGCTTTACTATTATATGAAAATTTCCAATATGGTGACTGGGGAAAGTTTATTTTGTAGAATGTAGCTTTCCGCATCTTCTTTTGAATCAAAGAATTTAATTTTTTCTGCCTCGTGGTATATATCTGAAATATTTGTTAAGCAGTATGTTCCATAAGAGTTTAAAGATAGCACAGAAGAATTTAAAACTCCTTTTATAATATATTTCTTTTCCATATTTTTATTTTTTTAGTTCTAAAATGTCAATAGTGAATCTATTATAATCGGGCAGATTATCATCTAAATTATTAGGACGGCATTCAGCATATCCCGTAGGAACTGAATGTTTTAAATCTGCATCATACACTTTTTCTATCTGAGTAATATAATACTCCTTCCCATTTTGTGTATTTATTACTACATCAGATTCTTTGAATTTTTTTTCGCTCATAGTATTACCTCCTTATTTTATTAAGTTAAGTTTATAATTTTTCCGCTAACTTCTTAATATCCTCCTTACTATTGATAACGTGAGTGCTATCTCCAATTCGGACAGCTCCTATAACTTCATCGGAAGATTTTTCAAATAGGTCTGTTACTTCAACTCCGAGAGCGTCCGCTATTTTGGATAGGGTTTCAATGGTAGGATTGCCTTTTGATAATGTATTAGCTAATGTCGAACGGGCTACCCCCATTTTATCAGCTAATTCCTGTAAGGTGATGCCTTGCATTTTGCAGTGTTCGGTAATTCTTAGATTCATAATCGTGTATTTTAATTTTATACAAAGGTACGTTTCTTTGTTTTTTTGTACTATTATAATAGTATTAAATAAGGTTAATATACTAATTAAATAGTTCTTTCTGTTTTGTGTTATACTATTTAAGTAGTATGTTTGCATCATCAAAGTACAACGAAATAGTATAAATGCTAAAACATACAATTATGAAACGCTACAATTTAAGCAAGATAATGAAAGAAGCCCATCAGATAAAGAAGTACATGAAACTGTATTCTCTTACTCACGGTGTGAAGACTTGGGCAGACTGTTTGAAACTTGCTTGGGCTAACGAGAAAGAACGTATCTCTAAAGAAGAGATAAGAGAGGTAGAGAAGCAAGCTATGAAATCCGCTTTGGCACAACCAACAGAGCGTAGCTCTTATGATGATTTGTCAATACCTCAATCAGTATATTACAATCCGTATAGTTACGGGCATTTCGGTGCTCACTATGTGGGTGATTAAAGTAGAACTTATAGTACTAACACATAAATATAATGAACATGCAAACAGAGATTATTAAAAGGAACAATTCTTCTTCGTATGAAGTTGATTTGATTGAAGTGAGAGAAGGTAAGGCAGTAACTTCCTCATTGGTAGTTGCCGAGTATTTTGGTAAAGCACACAAAGATGTATTGAGAGCTATTAAATCATTGGATTGTAGTGAGTTATTTAACCAGCGCAATTTTGCGCCCGTTGAATATGTCGATAAAAAAGGTGAAAAAAGACCCATGTACTATTTAACCCGTGATGGGTTCACCTTTTTGGCTATGGGATTCACTGGCAGGGTGGCTGCACAATTCAAAGAAGCGTATATTAGCGCCTTCAACGAAATGGAAGAAATGCTTCGCAAGAATGATTGCACCAAGTATGCCGAAAAGATATTCAAGTCCGAACTGAACCGTTTCAATAAACGGTTGAAAGAAACAGCGAAAAGAATGAGAGATGAAAAAGGGTTTGGATATGGTGCTTATGGCGAAATAATGGCAGGTGTCTTTGACTGTGACAAACTTCCATTTCAAGAAAGATTGCGTAATATCTTCTCCCAAATAGGCAACGCTTATGTAGAGGGTTATTATTTGGCAGGTCACTATATAAATGCTGACAATCAAAACAAGCAGATACGCAAGTTGATTTCTGATTTTGAGGGGAAGCTGGTAGAGGGATTCAGGATATATCCGAGTGTATAAATAACACGATTATTCAAAAAGGCAGTCTTCGCACGACTTTAAAGGCTGCCTTATAAATTCCATAGTTATGAACCTCAAAGCAAGACTGCCGCCTTTAAGGCTATTCAACGAGAATCTGAGAACATAGTCATTAATTAAAACAGCAAGAAATGAGTAAACGATTTGCTATTGCCGTTTTACCCAAAGAGAAGCAACAGGGGGGGTAAAGTACGGTTTAAAGATTGAAAAGCCCTCTGCATTGGGCAATGTGTATGGGTTGACCGAAGAAGAACTGAAAGAACTTCGTGGATTGATAGACAATGTATTGACTAAATGATTATGAAACAGATAAAAATCAGACCACCGCCAAAAACTTTACGACAATGAAACGATTGTCGTGTTATGGTAAAGTGAAAATCTCTCTCTTACACGATTATATAATAAGTTTGCAAACAGAAACAACGCAGCTATCCTCACGGCTGAAAAATATAACCCCGCCATTGGTAAGAAGTGAGGAGCTTGCCTTTGGTGGGGTCTAATTTTTAAAACTGTGTAAAAGTATGAATAATATTCAGATTTTCCAAAATGAGCAGTTCGGAAAAGTGAGAATTGCGATGAATGAGAGTGATGAACCTTTGTTTTGCTTGGCAGATGTATGCAATGTTATAGGCATTGCTAACGCAAGAAATGTCCGGTCAAGGCTTGAAGAAGATGATGTCCACCAAATGGACACCATAGATTCGTTAGGTAGAAATCAACAAGTTACATTTATAACCGAAAGCGGTTTGTATGATGTTGTCATAAGAAGTGATAGCGAAAAAGCAAAACCGTTTCGCAAATGGGTTACAAGCGAAGTTTTGCCCTCAATCCGCAAACATGGTGCATACATGACCAGCGATACACTTGAAAAGGCTTTGACCTCACCCGATTTTCTGATTCAGCTTGCAACCAACTTGAAAGAAGAAAAGCAGAAACGTATTGAAGCCGAACAAAAAGCAGAAGTTGCCGAGCAGAAGATTCAGCAAGATGCGCCTAAAGTTCTTTTTGCCGATGCCGTTTCAACTTCTCAACGTTCTTGCTTGGTTGCAGAACTTGCTAAGATTCTGCAACAAAATGGGGTGAATATCGGCCAGAATCGTTTGTTTAGCTGGATGCGTGAAAATGGCTACCTTTGCCAAAAAGGGGACTACTACAATCAACCGACACAGAAAGCCATGAAATTAGGGCTTTTTGAATTGAAGAAAACATCAATCACTAAGCCGGATGGTTCGGTGTTGGTTACTACCACTACGAAAGTTACTGGCAAAGGGCAGATTTACTTTGTAGAGAAGTTCTTGGGTAAAGATGCGGCTTAAATAATAATGCGCACCTCATTAAGTTGGGGTGCGCTATTTATATAAACTAAAATCATTTTATATATGGCAAAACTTGTATTTCGCGTACAGTCTGACTGGGAAGAAGTTGTAAGGCTTCGTAATGAAATCGCGAAGTTAAAACAAGAATTAATGAGCATGGATGGCACACGGTCTCCTGCCGCTTTTAAGGCTTTGAATGCCCAACTTGCTGCATCCAACCAAAGATTGGATGAGTTAGTGACTAATGCAGCCAAAGCTGGAGCAGAGATGGAAACGGGATTCAAAAGGAAAATCTTCGATGCTTCCCAATCTGTAAATGGGTTCACAGAGAAGATTATCGCTCAAAAGAGTGCCATAGGTTCTCTTCAAACAGCTATTCGTAAAAATAAGGAGTTATATAAGAACATCGTTTCAAGAGGTGGGGAAGATAAAGAACTGCTTAATCACATCAGCAAACAAGAAAGAGCGCTCGGTAAAGAACGGGATGCTTTATTCAACCTCACCCAACAGCAAGCCGAAGCGCGTCTTTCCGTAAAGAAACTCCGAGATGAATATACACTTTATAAGAATGATGGGAAACAAGTAGTAGAAACTAACGAAGGTATCGCTATTTCTTGGAAGAAAGCATTGGCGGTTATTGGTGGTGCTGGAGTATTAAAGGCATTAGGTTCTGAAATGATTCGTATCCGTGGAGAGTTTCAATCCATGCAGACCGCTATTGAGACTATGGTTGGAAAAGATATAGCAGGGCAACTGATTCCGCAAATCAAGGAGCTGGCTAAGATTTCTCCACTTACTATGTCAGATATGGTTGGAGCAGAAAAGATGATGCTTGGATTTAACATACAAGCAGAAGACACTATCAAATACTTGAAAGCCATTAGTGATATTTCTATGGGGGAATCCAGTAAGTTCAATTCGCTGACTTTGGCATTTTCACAGATGTCAGCAGCGGGTAAACTTATGGGGCAGGATCTGAATCAAATGATAAACGCTGGATTCAACCCGTTACAGATTATCTCCGAAAAGACCGGAAAATCTATCGCAACTTTGAAAGATGAAATGTCCAAAGGTGCTGTTTCCGCTGAAATGGTTCAACAGGCATTCATTGACGCGACTTCCGCAGGAGGTAAGTTCTACAAGATGTCCGAGAATGCTTCAAAGACCATCAACGGACAGCTTTCCATGATGCAGGATGCTTTGGATGCCGCTTTCAACGAAATGGGACAGGCGAGCGAGAGTGTAATCATGTCGGGTATCAAAGCCACTACTTCGCTTATCCAGAACTACGAGACGGTTGGCAAGGTATTGGTAGGGCTTGTTGCCACCTATGGCGCATACCGTACTGCTGTAATACTGACAACTATTGCCACAAGCCAACACACCATTGCGGAGATAGCGTTGACCAATGCCCGCGTATTGGCACGGAAAGCACAGATAGCTCTCAATGCCGCTATGCTGACAAATCCTTATGTCGCTTTGGCTACAGTAGTTACCGGACTTGTTGCTACCATGTGGGTGCTTTCAACCCGTACATCCGAAGCGGAAAAGGCGACTGAACGATTTAATGCTATCTTAGACGAACATACTAAGAAAGAAGATGAACACAAACAGGCTGTTGACGGTCTAATATCATCAATTCAAGACCAAAACAAATCTGATGGGGAGCGGATAGCTGCATTTGAAAAATTGAAAGCGGAATATCCGTCAATATTCCAAAACTACACGACTGAAACAGAGTTCCTAAAAGACATAGTAAAGTATAAAAGGCTAATTGCCGAAGAAGACGCGAAACGCTCTACTTCCTCGTTAGAAAATTCTTTAAGAATAGAGCAAGACAAACTGAATCATTATAGGCAGGTTCGCGCAAAAGGCACATATACATCATTGGTAGATATAGACGGTAACGGATGGGCAACAGATAATGTAGAGGATGCAATAAATGCGCAACTATCTGTGGTGAACAGGCTGAAAGCCGAAATATCCAAGCCAGTAGTTAATTCGTACCTCGAAAACATCAAGGAGATGAAAGATGAAGATATTAAATCCGTATTGGATGAAATAACTTTATCCATGAATGCTCTTGGCAAGTCTGGCAAAGAATCAATAGCTATTGTTTCCTCTCTTGGTGGAGAGTTTTCTAAAGAACAACTTGGACTGATTAGGTCTGCGCTGGAGACGGAACAAAAGTCTCGTACTAACAAGACCACCTACAAACAAGATTATGAAAAAGCCAAAAAAGAATGGGAAGACGCTAAAAAGGAACTTTCTGAGATAGAAAAGGATAAATCAAAGTTTACCTCAAAGCAATATGAAGAAGCCAAAAAACGGGAAGAAACGACCGAGAAAGCCTATAAAGATTTAGGTGGTATTACCGGAAGTTCTTTAATCAAGCAGGAAAATCAAGCCAAGAAAGAAGCCGAAAACCAACTCAAACAGCAAGAACAACTTGCCGAACAACTTCTTTCCATTCGTCGGAAAAACCAGCAGGATGAAATCAACCTCATGGAGGACGGCACGGAAAGGAAGTTGAGGCAGATTGACTTGGACTATCAGAGGGAGCTTGATGCCATCAAGAAGCAGCGCAGGGAATGGGAAATGGAGCAAGGTGGAAAACTGACAGATAAACAAGAGGAGAAACTTGGCACATGGGCTTCTAATGCCGCTAAAAAAAGAGAAAGCGATATTGATTCAACAAGTAAAGCCAAACTTGAAGCCGACAAAAAAGCATGGCAGGAGTATTTCATTGAGTTCGGCAACTACCAGGAAAAGCGCAAAAATCTTATTCAGAAGTACAATGACGAGATAGCCAAACTGCAAACCGGCAGCCCGGAGTACGCTTCCAAGGTAGCCCAAAAGAACAGGGCTCTTGAACAGCTTGATGAACAGTTCGGTCACTCCACAAAGTCGATGGCAGACCTCTTTGAAGATGCCAGCAATAAGTCCGTTTCCGCTATTCAGTCCATCATTGATAAGTATGAAATACTTGTCAAGTACATGTCCGGTACTGATAAAGACATTTCTATTGCTGATTTGAAAGGAATAGGCTTTACCGATAAAGACATTGAAGGGATAGAAAAAGGGGAAATATCCATCAAGGATGTTACAGACGCAATCAAAGGGTTAAAGGATGAACTTAAAGGAAAATCACCGTGGCAGGCTTTCGTCTCTGACTTGGAGAAAGGGATAGAAGCCATAAAAAAGGGTGGTAACGATTCCAAGAAAATCGGTCAAGGAATCACCGATATAGGAAATGCTGTGACGTCTTTTGCCCCTGCATTGAATGAGTTCGGCTCAAGTATCGCCGACATATTCGGATTTGACGACAGTAAGATAACAAGTGCCATTGATGCGCTTGGCGGCTTAGGACAAACGGCATCCGGGGTCGGGCAAATCATGTCGGGTGATATTGTCGGAGGCGCAATGAGTGCGGTTTCTGGAATTTCCGCTGTAGTGTCTGCGTTGGATGGGATGTTCGGTGCCGATTATTCTCACTATAACGAGATGGTCGAGGAATATAACAAACTCAATGAGATATGGGATGAGCTGATAGACAAGAAACTGGAATATATCGGCATTTCCTACGGTATGGAAGCGGACAAGGTCGGAGAAGAGGCGCTTAGCCTTGTTGAAAAACAGATTGAGGCATATCGCCTGCTGGGAAAAGAGCGTCTTAATTCCGGTGCATCCGCAGGCTCCCATTCCATTGGCAAGCGGATGGCAAAGAACACCTCGTCAAGCGACTGGCAGGACATTGCCGACGCACTCGACATGTCAGTCAATGCCGCCAAAGAGCTTATCGGGACCGGAAGAATGACCGGGCTGTTTGACCTCACTGTTGAGCAATTGGAGAAACTTAAATCCGAAGCTCCTGCCTTCTGGGCGAAGATGGACGGTGACGTGCAAGAATATTTGAACGGCATTATGGATGGAGAGGAAAGGATTGAGGATATTCAGAACCAGATTAGTGAACAACTGACACAGACAACGTTCGATAGCGTTTTCGACAGCTTTGTGGATACCCTCATGGATATGGGCAGTTCCGCGAAAGACTTTTCTGACAGTTTCAGCGAATATATGCAGCGTGCCGTGCTTACCACAATGGTAGGAAACAAATTTACCGAGGACCTTCAAACGTGGTACGATGCCTTTGCCCAGGCCAATAAAGACCAAGAGGGCATTACGAAGGAGGAGATGGAAGCCTTGCGGAAACAGTATGATGCAATAGCCGGTTCCGCAATCGCTGAACGTGACAAGCTTGCGGAAATTTTCGGATGGACGAAAGAGGATACCGACAGTAGCACGGATAACTATGAGGATTTCATCTGTAGTATGCAGAGTTCTCTTACTTCCCTTGATGTGACGGCCAAGGATGTTTCTGATAATATCTATGATTACTTCCGTCAGGCAATGATTAACGCTCTGTATGAAAAGGAGTACAAGAGCAAGATGGAAGAGTTGTACAAGACCTTTGAAGGGCTTTCCAAAGACGGATTGTCCGAGAGTGACATGGCACAACTCGGCTCTCAGATTGACCAATACATTGAGCAGATGATGAAGGGCGTAGAGGACGTTAATAGTTTGTTTGCTGACAAGCTGAAGGACGCTGAAGACTTGCAGTCGTTTGTTGATAGCGTCAAGTCTGCCATGTCCTCCGTCGAAGCCACTGCCGAGGATGTGACAGATAACATCTTTGAGTACATCCGTCAGCAGATGGTTGATAAGATGTTCACCGATAGCTTCCAACCGCAGATAGAGGAGTTCTACAAAAAGGTTCAGGAAGCCATGTCTGACGGCGACATAACCGGCGCTGAAAAGGATGCGTTAAGAAACGAAGCGGAGAAGTTGGCTAACGACATTACGGCCGCTAAGGATATTCTGAGTGATACTCTTGGCATTACTGAGAGCAACCTAAAGAAAGAGCTTGAAGAGGAATTCAAATCATTCTCCGATGGGATATTAAGTTCCTTGTATGATACGGAAGTTACTGCTGAGACTGTTGCCAAGAATATTTCCGATTCCATACGGAGAGAGCTTATTGAGGCAATGTACCTTGAACAGTACGAACCGCGTATCAAGGCCATCTGGGAGAAATGGAAGGAATACTCAGAGGATGGACTTGTAACCGATGAAGAGCGTACAAACATCAAGAATGACATTGACGGATTGAGCAAAGAGGTCGCCGATGCCGCCGGGGAAATCAGTGACGCTTGGAAAGACTCTGGAGAGGAGGTAAGGAAAGCGTTCAACTCTTTCTCCGACAGTATCAAGAGTGTGCTCTATGACGCAGAAGCTACCGCCGAGGACATAGCCGACAATATCTATCAATATATGCGCAATGCCTTGGTGGATTCCATGTTTACTGCCCAGCTCCAGCCTCAGATTCAGGCCTGGTATGACAAATATACGGAATTTATGAAAGACGGTGCCATTGATACGGCCGAGCGCAAGACTCTGGACGAGATGATAGCCGAAATTCAGAAAGCCGGTGTCGACATTGTGGATGCGGCTAACAAGCTTTTCCCCACTCTTGACACGGGAGCCATCAACCGTGCGGAAGAAGCCGCCCAGGAAGCGGAGAACGCCCGTAATGAAGCTGAGCAGGAATGGGAGTCGTTCTCTGATGGTATTCTGAATTCCTTGTACGATATAGAGGTCACAGCGGAGGATATTTCCGATGACATGAGCGAATACATGCGCAAGGCTTTGATTAAGGCCATGTATGTGGAGAACTTCAAACCGCAGATGCAGAAGTGGTACAATGAGTGGAAAAAGGCCATGGGAGATGACGACCTGACTTCCGAAGAAAAGCAGCTCCTCGACTCCATGAAACAGACGATGGTCGACGACATGAAGAAAGAAGTTGATGCCATCAACCAGTTCTTTGGAACCATGTTTTCACAGCAGGCGAGTAGTAAGGGTTTTGAAGCCATGTCACAAGATACCGGCGAAGAACTTAATGGACGTTTTACAGTTTTGCAGGTTGCCGGGGAAGAAATAAAGAACCAGTCCATTCAACAGACCGGTTTACTTTCATCCATCAATGGCAAACTTTCATTGCTCAATCTTAGAAGCGGGGATGTCCCAGCTTTGTTATCTGGAACTCCTAATTTCGCAGATAGAGCCAAAGAGACAATAGCGAGTGGCTATCAGTCGCAGGTACATATTGTTTTCCCGACAGAGGACATAAAGGCATTGACCGATAAAGTCTCTAATATGGAAAGAATCGTAGATGAAATGAGAACATTCCAAGTAGAAGGTAACATGGACCGTAGAGATATACTTGAAAACTCTGTTATTCTTGCCAAGAATAGTCCGCGAATACTCGATAATACAAATGATATCAAGCAGGATATAAAGAATTTATAATAGTTATGGCAGAATTAATAATAAACGGAAGAGAAGCCCTAAAAGAGTGGGGTGTTAGAATGGGAGATAACTTTCTTGATGTACTGGGAGCACCGGCACCTCTGAAAGAGTTTATAGAGAATAAATCACGCTTGGAACATGGGAAACAAGTTCTTATGGATAACCCCAAGCTTGATGAACGTGAGTTAACTCTTGTTTTTACAGTAGAAGGTGATTCTCCTGCCGATTATCAGGCAAAGAAAACAGCTTTTTATGAAGAACTTTACAAAGGTGAATTTGATATTCAGATTCCTGAGAACAGTAGTGATATTTATCATTTGCTATATTTAGGAAAGAGCGCTTCTTATGCCCAAAGCTTAGACCGGACATTTGGGAAAATATCAGCCAAATTCTGTGAGTATAATCCATCTAACCGTGTTGTAGGCTAGAAATTTACGACATTAAATTCATTGTCGTGTATGGAAGCTCTAATTTTTAGGGCTTCTTTTTTTTATGTCCGACCTTTGTTTACATGATAGATATTAAGGACATACAAGGCAATACCCGCTTTTCAACTGGTATCAATCCCGGTGCAAAAGGCAAGTTCTCTTTAATGAAAGAGGACTATGTCGTACTACCTTTTAATACTCTGTCCCCAGTCGATTTCCAAGTAGGTGATTACGTTGACCTGCGTGGGGTACTCGATGCCTCCATGGGCGGTAAATTGGCAAAAATCTATCAGATTGTAGATATTCCCTATCCGACCTACAAGAACGGAGGCTACTCTTATGAACTTCGTTTTGACGCTTACTATTTCAAGTGGAAAACAAAGATATTCAAGTACACCCCGGAGTATGGAGGACAGGAAGCGTCCTGGTCCCTTACCGCTTCATTGGATGTCCAGATGGGTGTATTCCTTCGCAATTTGAAAGCTCTTGGTTATAAATATGAGGGAAAAGACTTCGTGTTTTCCATTGACGATAGTGTCGAGAACTCCTCCAAATTGATGACCTATGACAATACCAACCTCATTGATGCTATGTTCAGTATGGCTGATAACTGGGGTTGTGATTGTTGGGTAACGGACCATGTAATCAACTTCGGACGCTGTGAGTTCTCCGATGCTGTTAAGATAGAACTGGATAGGGAAGCCAAGGACATGAGCCGGAGTGACAGCAAGGGTACTTATGCTACAAGAATCTACGCATTCGGCTCGACGCGCAATATTCCGACCGACTACCGTCCCGTAGACCAGAGTATTGTTGTTAACGGTATCGTCCAGAAGCGCCTTATGCTTCCGGCAGGCACTCCATACGTGGATGCCCATGAGGGTTTGACCGATTTGGAAGCTGTCGAAGCCGTTGTTGTATTTGATGACATCTGCCCCAAAAGAGTAGGCGAAATCACCGCTGTAAGCTCCTATGAGAGCGAGGTGGATAATGAAGACGGCACTAAGACAAAAGCCACTTTCTACCGCTTTACCGATACCGGCATTAATTTCTCGAAGGAATATATACTTGAGGGCCGGGAGCTCAAAATCAGGTTCGAATCCGGCAAGCTCAACGGCATGGAGTTCGGTGCTGCCTTCAACCCTCTTGGCCTGACCGAGAAGAACGACGACGGCACATGGAATCCTGACGCCCAGCTTTGGGAAATTATCCGTAACGATGACTACGGCAGATCTCTGCCCGATGAAGTGCTGTTTCCGGCAAAAGGTGACAGATATGTGCTGTACGGCTGGAATGCCGGGAAGATAACCGAACTTGGGTTGGTTGCTATTGCCGAGCAGGAATTGCTTGCCACCGCCAGGAAGTACGTGGCAAAGGCCTGCATCGACGACGGCACCTATACGGCTACGCTGAACTCTGTTTGGGTGCACAAAGACCCAATCAATCACAGCTTTGACATCGGCCAGCGCATCCACCTTGTCAATCCCGCCTATTTCAATGGTGGGCGCTTGTCCCGTGTCATCGGCTTTGAAATCAAGCTGGACTTGCCTTACGACTCCCCGCAGTACATTATCGGCGAGAGCACCGCCTATTCCCGCATTTCCGATATAGAAGGCAAGGTCGAGGAGTTGACTTTCAAAGGTCAGACCTTCACCGGTACCGGCAGCAGCAACATCTATGTCATCAAGACCAACGACGCTACGGCCGCAAGCAACTTCAATGTGTTCTCAGCCTTGCGTACCCTGAGAATGTTCCTCCGCAAGGACGCAAGTGACGTAGCGGAAGAAATCATAACCTTTTTGAAGGGATTGCTGATAGGCAAGAACGGCAGCGGTATCACGGTACGCAAGGACGGCACCTCGCAGGCTGTCATTGACCGTTTATATGTGAAGATAAAGGCCGTCTTTGATGAATTGCAAGTCAAGAAAGCTACCCATGTAGGCGGTGAACAGATAATCACCCATGCCGGTATGAAGTGCATCCGCGTGGATGAACTTGAAGACGTCTACCGCTGCTGTTTCCTTGCCGAGCAGGACGGTGAGGCGATAGCCAACGAGTTCAGTGTAGGCTCGCTGGCGCAGGCAAAGGAGTGCAACATCATCGAAGGAACCACTCTTGATGCCTCCAACCGCTACTATTGGCGTGAGGTCGTGGCCGTGGGACGTGACTACATCGACTTGTCCAAGACCGTCTGCGATGAGGACAGCGATGTTCCCCAAGCGGGCGATGACATTATAGGTCTGGGACACCGTACAGATGTGGATCTTCAAAGTGCAATCGTCTTGTCGTCCACTAACGAGACATCCCCGTCCATCACTTTTTACGCCGGTATCAATGATTTCAACCTGGCAGGGAAAGATGTAATCTCCTTCGGGGTTGACAAGTCCACCGGGCATGCGTACATGAAGGTGTACGGCACTTCTTATATCGGTGCCCGTGACGAAAGTACTTACATCAAATATACCCCGGAAGGTGGAGTCGAAATTAAGGGACGCTTTCTCACTATGGCCGGTGAGGACATCCTGACGATGTTTACTGTGATTGAGGGACTGATTAAGTCAGAAATCTCATCCGTGCGTGACGAAATCAACGCACTGAACAACTGCCTTAACAATGCCTCTTTTGCCGCCGACATGCAATACTGGAACGGTGGCAGCAACATACGCATCTTCCGTGTTGACGGACGTCTGTTGTATTTCAACAGCAATTTCTATGCGAATAAGGAAGTTTTCGTCGGCATTGTGACGGATGGGGTGAAAGGGATGCTGCGCCTGAAGAACAGCTATATCGAACAAGCCAACTCAGACTTCCACCGCCATCCGGATTTTGAGACCTTCGACGAGCTCAAGCGCCCCCGGCAGTTCACTGTCACTTTCAAGTATCTGGTAAAGCGTCCCGGAACCCTTGCCTTTCATTTCAATGGCGAGGACAAGGACGGTTTCGAGGAATACACCCCGATTGCCTTCTCAAAGGAGTTGTATCCCGGCACTGAATTCAAGCAGATGGAGATAACTGGCAAGTGGAACGGTACCGGCGATTTCCGTCTGTCCTTCACCGGTGATATCCTCATTCATTCCCTGATGCTGGCAGATGACCGTCTTGCCGACTTGCGGGAAGAGTTCAATATGCGGTTCGAGGCTACGGACAAGAAGATTCAGGCCAACCTTGACGAGATAAGGAGCACCGCCGGCAGACTTGAGGAGTATCACAGCGAATTCCTGCTGACCGCCCGCAACCTTGAAGCGGAATTCACAGAAGACCTGACGGACACAGAGAACCGTATAACGGAAGCCTATACCTCCGCTATTGATTTGTCCGCACGCGGGTTACGCGCTGAATTCTCCTCATCCATGGCCGGCCTTGACGGCAAGTTGGAAAAGCATCTCTCCAGCTTCCACGTCACAGCCGAGAAAATAGAGGGCATGGTGAGCGCCACAAGCAGTCTGCAGGGGGTGGTGGAACGGCATTCGTCGGCTATCACCCAGACAAGCGACCGGATAAACCAGCTTGTAGAGAAAGTGAGCTTCGACGAGGACGGCAACATAACCAATATCAGCAAGGCCGGTCTTGTCATGACCTCCAACTTTGCCTCCTTGTTCGCGGAACAGGTGACGGAGACCGGGCTTGTGAAACGCGCCGAGCTCAACTTCTTCATAACCCGGAATGAAGCAGGAGAACTCATTTCGAATGCGACCATCCAGGCTGACCAGATAAACTTTACGGGCAAGACCATCATCAACGGCAGTTTCGTGGTCGATACAAACGGGCGTGTGACGATGAATGACATCACGGCAAACAACCTGACCTTGAAGGGCAGCATAACGGGCACTGATGCTACGCTGAACGGTATCACAGCCAATAACCTGACACTGAAGGGTGATATCTCGGGTACCGACGCTACGCTGAACGACATCACGGCAAACAACCTCACGTTAAAAGGCAACATTACCGGAACGGGGGCTGCTCTAAATGACATCACCGCCAACAACATCACCTTGAAAGGAGGCATAACGGGCAGGGACGCAGTTTTGAATGACATCACCGCCAACAATCTTGTCCTGAAAGGTGACATATCCGGTGTCAGCGCTACGCTGAATGACATCACTGCCAACAATCTTGTCCTGAAGGGCGATATTTCAGGTGTCGACGCCATATTGAACGACATCACCGCCAACAACCTCACGTTAAAGGGGAATATTTCCGGAACGGATGCCGTTCTAAATGATATCACGGCCAACGGTACGATAAACGCGTCAAGCGGTCGGATTGGTGACAGTCTGTATCTTCATGGTAACGGCATATCAACCAACCCGAAGGCGTTTGTGACCGACCTTACCGACGGTACCACACAATTCGAGCTGGGAAAGAGCTACTACCTGCATGCGATAGTGTCGGACGGCGGTACCAATACCGTCCAGATAAGGCCCTACCAGACTATGGAAGCCGGCACGGTAAAGGGGGTGGTGACTGTCTCTGCAACCATTCCTGGACGTAATAGGGCCCTGCATGTGTCTGCCGGTGAGAGCTACTTCGGCGGTGACGTGATGGTAAGCAAGATATACGCGCCCTCCGGTATTCTGGAGATAGCCGGACAGGTGAGGACGCGGGGCGTTTACCGGAATACCGGTACGGTCTTCTCCTCCACCACAAATTACAGCATCCAGCCCACTGACCATACACTGCTGTTTTTCGGCAACTGTGCCATCACCCTTCCTTCTTCCCCTGACGGGCATGAGATATGGGTGATGTCGAATGGAAACACCATCAGCTTTCCTGCCGGGACATTCGCCAACGCCTCAAGCCGCACGAATATCAAGGGATATGAATGGCATGTGATGAAGAGGGTTTCGGGGAACTGGTACTTGTCGTGGATGAATGTTTAACCAACCATTTCAAATTATTGGATATGAAGATTAATTTTAGGAAAATCGAGGCACAGACCTCATTTGAAGGCGGTATTCAGACCTTTGACACGGCTGAGACCGTCGGTAACGAGATGATGTACAACGGCAGCATCCTGCTGGACATAGGTTTTGAGGAGCTGGCCAAGGAAATCTACTACTCGACCGATGCGGTAGAGGTTCCGGAGCGTTATTGCAAGGCTCTCGAACTTGTGGTAAAGAATTCCCGGCTCATAGCCGCGGTAAAACGTGCTATAATAAACCGGCTTAATCCGGCCAACCCTTAAGACTGTGCTGTATGGTATTGGATTCAAACCAGTTCAACCAACTTGTAGAGGAGGTCAGAAAAGCCCTCTTGGCTGACTCCCAGGGGGTCGGTGATGTAGAGAAGGTAGATTCTCTGGATGACATTGTGAGCCTGCCCGCCCTTCGCCTTTCCGGCATGGAGGAGTCGGTCGTCGAAGCTCCCTTGAAGCTGTTGTCCGCTCCCGCCAAGGAAGCTGCCGAAGAGCTGCGTAAAGCTGAAGAAGGGCGTGTCTCAGCGGAAAATCTGCGTCAAGATGCGGAAAAAAAACGTGCCACTGCTGAAAGCGCCCGTACCTCCGCTGAAGCTGCGCGTATCAATTCGGAGAAAGACCGTGTGACGGCTGAAAGTATCAGGAAGACAGCCGAGACGGAGCGTGGAAAGGAAGAGACAGCCAGAAAGGCGGCCGAGACCTCCCGTGTCGCTGCTGAATCCGGACGTGCCGGTGCTGAGTCAGAACGTGCTCGTTCCGAGAATGAACGTAAGGACTCCGAGACTGTACGGGCGGCTGCCGAGTCCGGAAGGGAGACTGCCGAAGCGGGGCGTGTCAGTGCCGAGAAAGCGCGTGTTTCTGCCGAAAGTTCCCGGACAGATGCTGAAAAGGGACGGGGTGTTGCAGAGAATGCCCGCGTTGCATCTGAGGATGCGCGTAAGAATGCGGAAAAGAACCGCCAAACTGCCGAGACTGCCCGTGCTGATGCTGAAAATGGCCGTATCGACGCGGAAAGTAAACGGGTGACTGAGTTTGCCACCCTTAAGGATGAAGCGGAAACGGCTACGAAGAACGCTGCTGATACGGCTGAACATCCCACTTATATAGGCGCAGACCATTATGTCTACCAGTGGGACAGATCCTCCAAGAAATATGTCAAGACGAATATCTGCGTGCAGGGTAAACCCGGCGCCCCATTTAAAGTTCTGGGACATTACGACACACTTGAGGCTTTAAAGGAGGCTGTTCCCGACGGCTCTGGAAGTGACGGCTTCTATGCCGTAGGTGCAATGCCTTATAACTATTACGCATGGTATAATGGCGATTGGGAAGACCAGGGACAATTGCAGGGAGACAAGGGAGAGGACGGAGAGAGTGCCATCATAGAAGAGGTTACTGCCGAGGTTGACGCTAATGTGGGTACACCGCAGGTAATTGTGAAGATGGGCGGTACGCCGTTGGCCCGGAAGATGGCCTTTGCCTTCAAGAACCTGAAAGGCTCCACGGGGGCGACGGGCCCTGCCGGGAAAGACGGGGCGGGTGCCGCCATTACCGGGGCTACGGCTACAGTGGACGCCAATGTAGGGACACCATCCGTAACTGTCACCTCCGGAGGAACAGCCCAAGCCCGTACTTTCGCCTTCGCTTTCAAGAATCTGAAAGGAGCTACCGGAGCAAAGGGAGCGACGGGTGTTGCGGGAAAGGATGGGATAAGCGCTACTATTACTGGGGCTACGGCAACCATTGACGCCAACGTGGGGACACCCTCCGTCACCGTAACGCCTGGGGGAACAGCCACAGCCAGAACTTTTGCCTTTGCCTTCAAGAATCTCAAGGGGGCTGTCGGGGCTACCGGTCCTGCCGGAGCGAGTGCCGGCATCAGTGGTGCCACCGCCACGGTAGATGCCAATGTCGGTACTCCGTCAGTGACTGTTACTGCCGGGGGAACGTCCTTGGCCCGTACTTTCGCCTTCGCTTTCAAGAATCTGAAAGGAGCCACCGGTGCCACTGGAGCGAAAGGTGCAACGGGAGCCACCGGGCCTGCTGGTGCAGCAGGCAAGAGCGCCTATCAGGCAGCCAGGGAAAACGGTTTTACCGGCACGGAGACGGAGTTTAACAAGGTGCTTGCTTCTCTGCTGGGGGTAAATTCCGTGACTACACTGGCCTCTTTACCGGTAACCAAACGCGTTGTCAAGGCCACGCTTGCATCGGCTACAAACTTGAGCCTCGCATCGGCACTGGCTATAGGTCAGGAGGTAATTGTGCATATTATACCTACAGCCAGCTTTGACCAGCCGTTGCCCACAGCATCCGGGTGGACCAGTTTGGACGGCAACAAGATAAGCCTAAAGAACGGTGTACATGCAGAGCTGAGCATACTTTGCTATGCGAGCGGGAACTATTCGATTTCATGCAAAACTGGAGGTGACTGATGTTAAGGCGCAGAACATATTCAAAAGAAGTGGACAGCGGGAAATACCAAGTCTGCTATGCGGACAGCGGGTTCCTTGTAAGTTCGGACTATGGAAGGACATGGAAAGAGGCTGGTAAGTACAGTTACTGTATGGGAGAGGATTATGACCTAGCCATGAGTGCTGACGGAAGATACCGGTTCTGCTCGGCCAATGCCGCCGTGACCAGTTCGGACTACGGCAACACATGGCAGGAAGGAAGTACGCTGGGGACAGCCAAGGGGGCGTTTATGAGTTCGGACGGCAGATACATGGCGACTTCCGTCGGTGCTGTCCTCTATATGAGTTCGGACTATGGAAGGACGTGGGATAAGGCCTACACTTTTCCCACATCCCTTGCCGGTTCCAATAACAGAGACGCCCTGGGCATGAGTGCCGACGGCAGGTATATGGCTGTCGTATTATACCAAGACCATATCCATGTGAGTTCGGACTATGGAAAGACATGGAAGAAAACAGCGGACACAAGCGGTTATAGGAGCAGCGGTTCCGTCAAAATCAGCCGTGACGGCAGGTATATGGCAGCTTGTATGGGGCAGCGTGGTGTATGTGTAAGTGCCGACTATGGTGCCACATGGAAGTGGACGGTGGCATCGAACATGGACTGGACGGCATTTGCCATGAGTGCCGACGGAAGGTATCTGGTCGCGAAGTCATCTCCCGGGCACGGGCTGCTCACCACAAGTTCGGACTACGGCAACACATGGAGGGAGATTTCCGCGACTTGGAAATGCAGCAACATGGAGATGAGTGGTGACGGCAGGTACCTGCTTGGATATTTCGTCCAGAACTATTCGGGTGGGGTCTTTCTCAGTTCAGATTATGGCAACACATGGAAGGAAATCCTTGTGGGAAAAGCAAAAGAAGTGAAGGACTGCGCTATCAGCCGCGACGGCAGGTACATGACCGTCGTACTCGGTCGCTACAATGAGTTCTACTATATCACCACCGATTATGGAGTGACCTGGGAAGAGCTGAGTTTCGGGACGCGGACCGGAACCTATCGTATAACAATGAACAGATAAGAACATGGAATACAAGTATTTTAATAACGGAGAAGTCCTTCATCTTGACTTCGAATTGGATTCGAGATACGATGTGGGTACAACCTATGAGGATTATCTTGACGGGGCTTGGGTGCCGTTGAGCAAGGAGCAGGAGGAGTTCTACAATGCCCACCCTTCCGCATCCATCGGTGAGATATTCAAATGTGAGCTGGTCTCTCCCCATGAGCCTGCTTTGGAAGACGTGAAGAGTCGGAAAATCTTCCAGATAACCGACTATGACGGGTCTGATGCTGTGAATCAGTTCACCCTTGGCGGTAAGCGGATGTGGCTTGACAAAGAGACGCGTGTAGGGCTGGTCAATTCAATCAGTATCGAGCAGGCGGCAGGTAAGGAGACGACTGTTCTGTGGTATGATGCGGTGAAATATGTGATACCTATTCCTCTTGCCCTGCAGATGCTTGCCGCGCTGGAGCTGTATGCGCTTGCCTCTTATAATGCCACGCAGGAGCATATTGCTGCTGTCAAAGCACTTGCCACGAAAGAAGAGGTGGAAGCCTACGACTACACTTCCGGCTATCCCGACAAATTAGTGTTCAATCTTAATCAATGATGATATGATTTACCTATATATCTTATCAATGGTTATCCTCACCATGTATATAGTGTATACAGTGAGGGTGTGCGGAGTGCCTTGGTCACTCTCTGACACTTACTATCAGCTAAAGAAACGGAACCGTCCGGCATGGCTGTTCCAAATGGCTATGATTGTTTCCGCCATGCTATTGATGCCGGTGTGGATTGAATGCTCATCGGAGAACCTGCAATGCTTGGCCTTCCTTGCTTGTGGAGGGCTGATGTTCGTCGGGACGGCACCGTTGTTCAAAGAGGAGTTCCAAGGTAAGGTTCACTACGCTGGCACTGCCGTCGCAGGGCTGGCCACGGTTCTCTGGGTCTGCTTATCCGGGATGTGGTACCTTCCGGCCATTGCATTCCTGGTGGCCGTACTTGTCATGTTGAGACATCGGAAATGGCTGTTCTGGACAGAGATGGCAGCGTTTGTCTGTGCCTATGTAGGAGTTTTTATAGTTTGTATCAACAGTTAAACCGGGAGGAATGGGAGTGAATGATTGGGTTATGTTGGTGACCGCCCTCGGTGGCATCGAGGGCATCAAGCAGCTTATTAAGTGGTGGATGTCGCGCAAAA